TGTGTATAGAATATCTATATCTTTCGCTATATCGTTGGTCCCAAACTTGCCTTGCAATGACCATCCCTTTGACTGCATATCAATTAATCGCTTGTATTGCTTGGTCTTGGATGCCTTAAATGTTGAATCAAATGCTTCGACCCTCCCTGTACTATCTAGTCGCAAGGTCATCAATCTAATCTCACCAGTCTGTGGATGTCCAAATATGCCTATTGCCTTAGTCTTACTCCTTTGACTAATCAAGCTACGGAAACTTGCTACCATACTGACCTCATCCTCAGCCAAGCCTCCGTAGGTAGGTTGAAGTTTCCCCGTCGCCATGTCTATGACTTGATTAAGGCTACTTATTTGACCAAGGAAAATACCTGGCGTATAATCCTCTCCCGGCAAAATTTCATCATGCAAGGTTGCTAGATACTCTACTTCCTGATCTGTTCCGGGAGTCTTTCCTCCACCAAGCCTATTTACATTTATGGTGAAAGAATCACCAATCGAAGACTTCTGGTCATTAGGTGTGCTTTCTATAATATACTCAGCAATCTCATCCTTTGTTATATGGATACCACCAAACGAATAATACTCACCTTGTTTTTCGTACCCTGCGAAATAGTCAGCACCATCAACTACAATCTTATCTAAATTGGTTAATAGAGGCTTCTGTGTTCCACCCTTTTGGGTTTCTTTAGCGAGTATCTTAATGAGTGTATCTTTAAGTTGTTCCCTTGATGATATGGGTACTCCAACCTTTCGGTTTTTAGCTCTTACACCATTGCCGTTCTTGTATCCCAATTCAATACTCTTCCCTTTAAACTCCATGTTCTCAGGGAATGGATCAAGGACCTCTAGCTGATCGTTGCGTTTTGAATTATTATTACTACCAGGGACGGGCTTGGGAGGCTTGACTTTATATAAATGCTTCGGGTCATACTTCTCCCCATTGATAACCACATACCCATCACGGGTTACCTTCTCAATCTCACCCAACTCACCAAGACGATCCTGTACTTTTCTGCCGGGAGCCAACCAGTTGTCATCTCTTTTCTTTAGTTCATTGATTAGGTTGAGCCTTGAGTCTCTCTTTTCTTGTAAATCCTTTTTCTCGAATTCCTTATCAGCAACCGTAGGTTTTACCCATTCTCCCTTACTATCTAAGTATCCGAGTTCCTTGAGTATATTAACATTCCTCTTGTTATATATATCCTTATCCGTACCCAGCTTGAGTTTAATGCGATCCCCATCATTACTGCCCCATGCTCCAACTCCTTGGGATGCAGCCCTCCGCTTGTTCTTGTAAAACTTTCCACTCTTTGACCATTCTCGGTAATACTTAACAAGCTTCCTTACATCCTTCTCCCTGTCCTGTTCTACCTCGATTTTATTCTCCCCGTTAATCATTTCAACCTTTGGCACTTCAGGTGCTGGAGGGTCTACTACTTCATCGGGTACTATAACTTGTGGATCTGCAGGGGCGATTGTGAATGGGGATTTAACATTAACGGTATTTTTACCCGCTTTAGCTTGTGCCTTTATCTCATCCCTAATCTGCTTAGCTAATTCTTGAGGATTTTCCACCCCTTGAGACTTGAGCCAGTTTAAATAATCTTGCTTTCTTCGTGAGTTCTGACCACTACCAACAATGTATAATGCCTTCGCTATGTCATTCTCGAAGTTAAGATTAATTTTTCGTTGACCGTAGTTGTATCCTGGTTTTGCACCAGCTAGTGCTGGGGGTAATTTACCATCTTTATTAACACCGAAGTCACTTGATTCGGTTGCGGTAGGTGTAACATTAACAGATGGTGTTTCAATGACCTCCTCGTCTAATGCAAGTGCAAGCCGATCATGAGTATATTCACGGATAGAACCATCATCCATTTCAACTAATGCAGTATTAGCTGTGGTCTCCTTGATGACTCCCTTATTTCCGTAAGCGTCCTGTACATTCTCTCCTCTCTCATATCTGCCTGGTTGACTCTCATCTTCTTTTCTTAATTCCTCAAGCAGGTCTTCCTGTTGTTGAATAGTTGGATCATCGGATGCGATCTGTTCAGGTGGGGTGTCGGGTAAACTTGTATCCTTCGGTCCTCTAATCGCACCAATAGCGGCAAACTGAGTGCCCCCAATAGCACCAAGTACACCCGCGTCAAGCATTCGTGCAATCTCTTGGTTATTAAACTCTAGCTCTTCACCCCTGCCGTACTTCTCGGCCGCCATGTTAATGAACTCTTGTGTGGCTTCTGTGCTACCTTCGAGGAATACACCTTCAGGTAAAGCGAGCATTAACCGCTTCAAGTAACTCTTTGCTTTACCCTCACCTTGACCTGTTAGTTTTCCTAATAGGCGAGAGGCGGGTATCATATCTAGGCTACCTGACAATGCACCAAACCCTAAAGATAAATTACGGGCGGTATCGGGGTCTATATAATCAGGATCACTCGGGTCGAGCTGTGTGCTAGGATATAACTCTGAGTAAATTTCACCAGTACCTAAGCTCAAGGACGAAGCACCAAGACCAATATTAGCACCCGTGTTAAAACCTTCTCTTGCCTTGATCTTTGCCATCTCTTGGTAGACCTCAGTAAGTCTCTCCTTGGCACCCTGATCCTTTACCTTATTTGCAATCGTTTCTCTTATTCCACTCTTAATGCGATTACGGGCAATACCATAACCTATACCCCCACCTAGTCCAAATGCCGCCGCGGACTCAAGTGCAGATGGAGCCGCCGATCCCATACCACCAAGGAAGAACCTAGCAATCTCACTAGGATTATCCCATCTTACATCCGAGAATCTCTCGACAGATGGTCGATCATTTGCTCCGCGAGATGCAATCTCCGCAGTCTTATCCATGAGGTATGATTCAGCATCTTCGAATCCTAACTTACCTGCAACAAGACCCGCAGAACCAGGAATCATGGATAGCAGTCCGTACCCTTGTGACTTAAATCCTGAACCTATCTCATCGAGGAATCCTTGGTTTGGATCGGGTCTATTCTTTGAGTCGTAATATATATTTGTAAATTCATCTCCGTACTTAGCCTTTAAGTCAGGCATAGTAAGTCCACTCTTCTCAGCATCCGAACCTATCTTGAATATTAATTGTTCATCCGAGAATTGAGATACATCGATGTTATGCTCATCGAGGTACTGCTTCCTTATCCAGTCTGCCGGACTCATGGACGAAGAGGTGATACGGGCATTACTCCCGTGGATGATGAATCCATGTAGGGATCCTGCTGTTGGATTATTGAAGGACTACCCATAAGTGGTTGTCCTTGGTCGAAGTCATCTCCGAGTGCAATTACTCTTTTATTCTCAGGATCAGTTACCGCATCGTATATAGCGTCGGTGTATGGTTTGACATACGGACCTGTAACCTCTGACCCAATTAATCCACCCCCCGCCGCACCTAAGCCTTTGGATATAAAATTAGCTACTGGATTCGGTAATGTAGGCATAACCTTCATGCCTAGAGCCGCACCGGCAGTCAGTCCTGGAAAATCTTTTGCCACATCCTTAACATAATCATCCTTGTCCTGCACATTCTGCATCATCTCGGGTAGTGCTTTAGCCTGCTCGATCTGTTGCTTACCTTCGTTCTCCTGAGCTACTATTAGTGATTGTAGTTGCTGAGCCGCCCGAACCCTTTCCTCTTGGTCAGGGATGTCAGAAATTCTATTAAGCTCTTGTTCTATATACTCAGAATTAACTTTGCTCATTGTGGAACAAGTGGACTGGGGCTTAAAAGTTGATTAAGTCTTGCTCGTTGATCGTCGGACATTTGGGAGTTGATTACTTTTATTTCTCCATCAACCATTTCAAGTTGCATGTGCGACTGCGTCATCTCTAAAAGCTCTTTCTTCTCCTCTGCGGATGGAGCCTGTGAGTAATTTATTGCATCTATAATCAATCCACCGATTGCTAGCACGCCACCCGCTTTACCTATCCTTGACTTCATTATATCCTTAATCGACATAACTTTCCGCTCACCAGTATCAGGATCGGGAACCATAACCTTATCCAATCCGTACTTGCTCAAACGCTTGATCCAACCACCTCGTGATTTCTCAACAAGCTTTCCAAAGTCTTTCTCGTCAATGTTCTTAAAGTAATCTAAGTCCTTTTTGCCTAGCCCCCTTGGGTCTAATTTCTTAGCATGCTCAAGCATGACTTCGGGTGCTATCTTTTTTCGAACCTGCTCCATTGCTTTTGGTGAAAGTTTCTTTGGAGTGCCATCCTTCTTAAGCTTATCAGTTTCGCCTTGTTTCGCATCAAGTTCTTTCTCTAGTCCCTCTTGGTACTGAGCCCCTTTTCTGTCCTGTGATAAAAACTCTGTTGCAGTTAAACCTGTAATCGGGGCAACAATAGTACCCCCGGGATTATTGCTTATCGTTTCCGCTGTATTAGCTATACCCTCAGCAATATTAACAGGTATGTCTGCAACTAAAGGATTAAACTGCTTACCCGCAAATGTTCCATCATCCCCTGTGGTTGGGTCAACTGCTCCTCCTCTAGGACCGCCACCGAGACCAGGTAAATCTAATTCAGACCCTACACCTTTATTCTCTATAGTTATGGGGCCTCCTTCTTTCTTTCCGCCACCCTGTTGGTCTTCAATATATGGCACGGAGAATTTAAGAGCCTTGAGACCATCCATAGCCGCTCTGTATCCTGCTGTCTTATTTGTGGTCTCTTGTGAGATTTCCCTTTGGGTTTCCCCGTATATTGATAAGATTGCTTTCTTCCCTGCTTCTGTCTCGTTAAGCATTTGTAGGGCAAGTGCCTTATGTACATCACTACCAAACTGTGGAGGCTCCACTCCTTGATATGTACCACCCTCCCCAAAGTAACGCTTTTTTATTTCATCAAAGGGAATGTGCTGTAATGCATACATCTTTGATTTTTCTTTAAATCTATTCTGCAGTTCTGTTTGCGCACCACCCGAAATCCATTGATTGTAGTCTTTAAATACACGGGCAGTTTTCTCTCGAAGAGGACCATAACGCTTATCAGCAAGTGATGTAATCGCATCATCCTGCTCAGCCTTCATTCTCATCTTTTCTTGCTCCAGCCTAAGAGACATATCATAAGCGTTTTGCTGAGCCTGTAATGCGTGTGCCCTCTGTTCTTTCGCATCAAGTGTCTTAAATAGTAATTCCTTATCACGCTGTGCGCGATCCTGTGCGGCATTGACATAGCGATATTTATCCATCTCCATCAGCCGAGCAGGTTGTGCCTGCATCATAGTCGGGTCGGCTACATTCATTTGTGCCTGCTGAAGGAGTGGGGTCATCTGTTGTGCCCCTTGTGACTGAACACCCAAACCACCCATTTGGTTGGCTTGACGCGCCTGTGCCATTGCTTGGAGTGGATTAATCATGAGAACATATTTCCTATACTTCTAACGCCATTCACGATCTGTGGAGCTGCCATCGCATAGTCATACCACTTCATCTTTTGTTGCGGTGGAGCTATTGGCTCGAAGGATGTAATTGGAGAACTTAATTGTCCTGTGGATGTGTATGGAGAAATGTTTCTGACCAATGGACCCATCGGTGCAAGTCCCGCCTCGAGCATGGATGCCGGAAGTTGTGCATACTGCATGCCAAGTGATGGGATCATGGATGTATTACCAAGTCTCATGTTGGTGAGATCACTAAGCAACTTACGCTCATCATCAAGTGTTCCTTGGTCGATACCAATGTTCGCACCATAAGCGTTAAGTATTTGATCACCATATCCGAGAGCCCGTATCCTATTTTGCAGGTCTGCCTGCGCACCCGCAACTTCCCCTGCTCCTGGATCAAGTTCGGAAAGTGTTCGGTATCGATCTGCACCAATCTCAGCACCAATACGATCAGCATCGGAGTCCAAGATTCCTTCCATTTTGTCGGCAAAGTTAATATCAGCATCACGATCAAGGACACCCTCCATCTGTTTAGCCATGGCAAGGTCTGCGGAGGATTTAATATTTCCTTCCATCTGTTGAGAGTACCGATCCATGGCATCGTTAATGCCCATTGCTCGACCAATGTCAGAATCTCCTGTAGCACCTGCAAATCCAACACCTGCTTCACCGAGGTCTTGCGCTCTACCAATTCCTGCTCTACCCGCAACATCTGCGTATTCCATTTCCGAGTCACCTCGTCTGATGGCATCCTCAATGTTTGCATCCGCAAGTATATCTCCTCGATCTGCTCCAGCCTGTGCCCGAATCATAGCATTTGCCATGTTCATGCCTGTGCCTGTTCCTTGTCCTACACGAGCGGATCGTAAGTTCCTTTGCTCTGCATTGGCTGATCGTGTTACATTATCTGCCGCTACCAGTGCCTTGAGTCGTTCTGCATCACGAAGTCTGTCGGCGGCTCCGAACTGAGCATCCCTAACACTTCCCGCACGATCCATCCTGGAGTCATACATCCCTTCACCAAGACCTGTCTCTGCATCGAGCATACGATCTGCCGCACCATACTCTGCCCCCTGCAGTCTATCTGCTCCACCTAGCTGAGATTGTAATGTGTCGTAAAATCTACCCTCTTCCTCATTAAGGACATTTCTCAAAGCATCTCGGGTGTTCCCGAATCTACCTTCAAGTTCTCTATTCCTACCAATCTCTGCCAATCGGGTATCAGCAAACCTACCCATGCGCTCTTGATTCTCCATCCGCTTGATACTTTCAAGCTCAGATAGTTCATCGAATGCACGATCGGTCAGTCCTGTCTGTAATTCTTTTGCTCCACGGATCGCATCAGCATACCGATCACCACCACCTATAACATCATCCACAAACCTCTGATTAGAGTCTGCGGTCATCATGTTTAGTCGTTTCTGATCGCCTGCTAAGCTATTAAAATCATCCTGAAATCCTCTGTATTGTGACTCCAATCCACCAGGGCCTCGGTCATAGATAGAACCCAAAGTGGACATAGCGTCCAAGTTCATGCCCTTCATCCGATCTAGGATCGGGGCGAAGTCGTACATCCTTTGGTCTTCTGTGCCTATGTAATCCTCTGCGAACCGACCTGTGTTATTTAGGGTACGATTGATGAAGTCACCTGACTCACGGAACCTATTGGGGAATGGATCGATCTCCTGTCCACCTATGGACTCGCCCTCAATGTATGATTCATCACCCGGCGATGCTAATAAAGTTTGTAATCGTGCGCTATCGGACGGATCAATTAAGCCTGACTTGCCACGACTGATAAGATCCATTGCGAGAGCCCGTGAGTTTGCTAATTCATCATCAGTCATATTACCTGCCCTTTTTGACGCCGCTTCACGCGCGGCTTCTTGCTGTGCCCTTATGGCACGCTTCATATTGTTCTTGTCGCTGTCCTCCCAATTATTCTCTACCACTGCATCTAATCCCGAGTATATGAGACCAGCAACTGGGTTAATAACACTAGCTACAAATGGAAGAGCATCTTCCCAAGTTGCATCACTAATACCAAAAGTCTTTTTTGAGTCGATACCTAGTATATCATCTCTTACCTTACCAAGTCCCTTACCTAGGAGAGTTTTATGCTTAATCCCAAAAGTCTTATTATCATCGATGCCCAACCAGTCATCCATGACCTTCTTCTTGAAGAACTTAACTAAATAGGATGGTACCTCTGTCTCTTTCCCAGCTTTCTTGCCTTTAGCCTCGGGTACAATTACTTGTCCCGACCCGCCAATGGACTTGAGAATCTCCTCTTCAAGTGGGTTGAGAAAGGCAATACGCTCTTTCCCAAAACCAGGTTGTTCAGGAGCTATCTCATTGAGGGTCTTAGCCGCTTTTTGGTACTTGTCCATGACGGGCTTTTACCCGTCATTTAAGCGGATGGTATGTTACCTTCTTGCCAAGCTTGTTTGAATTCAGGAGTCCAGTAAATTTCCATAGCTTTCTGAACCAGCTCAGGAAGAGAGGCTTTATCCCCTTGGAAAGTAGGTATTATCACTTTTGGCATTTTTGACTCAGATACTATTTCGCCTGCATCTGTAACTACGACATTCATGACATACCCGATCTGTCCATCGGCTTCGATATTGATACTTACAAGTGTCTCTTTCTTTTCCATTGTATTAATTGTTAGTTATAAGGTGTTAGTGGTGTAGGTGAAGTGTCCGAATAGGGGATCATCCTCGTCGTTCAAAACATTACACATGCACTGCAAATACAATAAACCATGTTTTACTAAAACAGGATTTCCATCCTCGTATCTATCTGGGTGCCCAACTAATGCGTTTGCCCTCCTGTAGAACCATCCTCCTCCAGTACCAGCTACTGGGAAAGGTAGATTGTCAAATGCGACATACCCACCCAGGTTCATGCCCCCACCATTATCAAATACGTAATTGAAGCTACAATGGACTATGTACCCCTGTTTCTTCCAAGAAACTGAAAACTCATTCATACTGCCCCAATAACCAACAGTGTTCGAACTTGTAGTAGTCCATGGTTCTGGGTAACGATGGAGGTAGTGTGTGCCTGATGACTCACTTCTACTACCACGGTAAGTATGAATGTTGAAGGTCGTTAAGAATGGGTACCTATTTGATGAAACATTGTAATTGGTTCTAAACCCATATACCGTTTCGTTGGCCATATCGATAGGTGCAGAGGGGTAATAGTCAGGAATCCTGTTTGTCTTAATACCACCACCTGCATTAAGAAAGATACTACCTGCGCTTCCTTCAGTTTCATCTGACAATCCACCCGAATCAGTGGCAATTATAATATGCCCGGAATCTCCACCAGTCGTATTTGACTGACTGCTTCCATACCCTGATCCTGCACAAATTATTATACCATCTCCATCTCGAGCGGTACCAGAGGTGTTTGTTCCGTCAGCGGCCTCTAGCTTTGAATAGATTATGTCTGAGTTTTGGATCGTTACATTAGCCGTGGATGCAAGACCATTAACTCCACCTGTGGAGATAGTCTTTGATCCGATTGCGGTGACATGCCCGTAGGTGTCAACCGTGATGTCCTGGATAACTGTGTTGCCGCTGTTATTTACAGACCCTGCACTAGAAGTGTTTGAGTGACTGAAAGTTGTACCCGACAAGCTGAGTCCGCTTCCTGCGCTATAAGTCGTGTTGGTATTGACGACCGTTTCTGTTGCTGTGCCTATCCCAGTAACATGCCCGTACCCATCAAGAGTGATATCTTGGATATATGTTCTGCCTGAGTTATTGGAAGATCCTTGGGATGATGTATCCTTATGGGAGAATGTTGTGCCTGATAAGGAAAGTCCACTTCCCGCTGAGTAGGTCGTATTTGTGTCGGTATTAACTGCACCAACATTAACATATAACTGACCGGAACCATTCTTCTTGATCGTGCTGTTATCGTACTCTACCACACCTGCAGTAGTCGTAGATGCCAAGGGTACACTAATTGTACCACTAGAAATATTGATATTTGACCCAACCTTTACTCCACCAAGTGTAGAGCTTGATGCGGTAGGAAGGCTATAATTATTTGCGCTTGTTGCTATTCCATTCAGCTTAGACTTGTCAGAGGATGACATGAATCCGTGGGCTGAAGTCGTAGCATTGCTGTGCGTATGACTAGATGCCGATTTCCCTGCTAGGGCAGTTACAACGGAGTTGTGTGCCAAGCGAAGGTTTTCAAAGTTACTGTCTACATCATTATGGGAAAGAGGAACTCCTCCTGAATTTGCCCGTAGTTGGATCGCACTAGATGTGACTGAAAATGATCCGTTATTATTAAGATTACTAGCCATAGTTACAATATTGTTAGTGTTACATTAGATGTCAATCCGCTGATCGTCAAGCATTCAGACCTGCGATAAAGTCATTATAGTCTCCAAGGTTCTGCGTATTTACAGGAGATCCGGATGTAATTTGCAATCCACCCACATTCAGAGTGCCTGGTGTAGTGGTCACACCACCTGATCCATCAGATGCCGTAGTTCCTGCTCTCCATACATTATTTGCGAATGTGAAAGAACCACTTGTGACAGAACCATTGGCGGCTGTTGGGCCTTCTGCAAGAATACCGGATTCGCCCGCGGTGTCCCCACCTCCTTTATTTAGAACAAGAACCTTGTCAGTGACTTCGGTATTCGTTGTGGATACGGAAGTGGTTGTTCCTGTGACATTTAAGTTGGCTACAGATAGTGTATCAGTGGCTTTATTGTATGCTAGTGAGTCTGCTTCAATTACTCCATTTGATCCAATAAGTGCTACTTTTCCTGATGAGCCCGCAAGGTCTATGACTTCAAGGCTCTTAACCTGTGCAGATGCCGCTGATCCATCAAGGCTTCCTGTTAGGGTAATCGTCGAGAATGACTGAGTCCCGCTAAATGTATTGGGGGATGACGTGAATACTGAAAATCGAGAGTTAACCGCAGAAGTTACGGACTGCCCGATTTGGTAAAATACTGATGTTGTGTCTGACATGGTTTATTCCTCGGTTGGTTGTTCTAAAGTAGGGTCAATTAAGTCTTCAAAGGTAGGTTCAGGCACATCCTTGAGTGCCGTTACGATGCCTAAAGAAAATGCCTGGTCGATCTGTGCATCCTGCCCGACTGCCAATGCTATCTCATTGGTGTTGCAATGCTCGATTAGCTTAGATGTGATTTCATCGACTGCTTGACGTGCTCTTTCCTGAGCGAAGTTCTCCACCCATTCCTGAGGGCTTTTTGCTACATATTCAAAGGCTTTGAATTGTGAGTCTGTTAGTTCTATTTGTAGTATCATCCTATGTAAGTTATTGATAAAAATGTGTAATTGCTGTGAAGTCCGCAACTGGCAGATCGGTTAAAGTATGGATATACATAATCTCCTTGGTATAAGTAAAAAGTAAGAGTATTTCCCTGCCCAAAATAATTTCCGTACATTCGCGTGTACGTGCCACCAAAGGCTTTAGAAGATCCATTCACATACCAAAAGATAGTACTAGTATTACTTGTGTTGAAACCATACGGGAGAACAGTGAACGAACAAACATATCTACCTGTCACGGGTGCCGTGAAGTGACCAGTGCTTGTATTATAGCTATTGCCCACCTGATTTAATATCGAGTCACACGCAACAACACCACTCGATGTTTGGTGAACTGTTTTCTGTGCGAGAACAAATGGGTTTTTTGGCATTCTTACATACGCACCACTATTTGTGATCTCCATACCAAGGTTAGTACCACCTGTGCGGAACCCCATATTATTGGAGTTGTATGTAGAGATATATGATGTTGCACCCGAGGAGGCAGGGCCGGGGGAGATTTGCATAGTGGTGTATGCCTGATCCGCAGGACCAAATGAAGTCAGTCCACTTATGTCTGTTCCCTTTGTGTCTCGCTTTAGTCTAATTTTACTACCGCACTGAAGGTACATGTTTGGGAGATATGTACTAGTGGAACGATTGTATGGCAGTATCCACCCATCTCCACTACTTACCCCAATCTCTGTGGCATCACCTGAATATGTAGAATATGTGCCCCATCCACCAAAACGACCTTTACCTACAGAAGTAATTTCTCCATTAGTTACACCCACTGCACCCGCAACCGATACTCCCGCAGAAGTGGTCTCCATCTTCACTGCCCCATTGTGGTATAATTCAGTCTCTGCATTCCTTCTACAAATTAAACCCCACTCATTGTCGGTGTCGTTGTATATTCCGCAAGTGTCAGCGCCATTAGACATCAAAACCCAGTCATCACGGATAGCATAACCCGCCCAAGAGACTCCTCTGTTGTCATTTACTTTGACCGTTCCATAGGAACCTGATGCAGTCAGTATGTACTGACTTGAAGAGGATACGGAGGGAATCGATGGTTTATTAGTGAGGTTGTTGTAGTTTACATTAGTAACACTTGCGCCATCCCCTGAAAGACTTGTGGCAGTCAAAGTTCCTGATACCGTTGCACCTGCAGAATTGGTAGAAAGTTTGACTACATTATTGTATCTAAATTGGTGCCCTGCGTTTTCAGTGTACTGCCATGCCCACTCATTTTGCTGATCGTCATATAGACCAAATATTGCCCCGTCCGACATCAATGAGAACAAATGCTCAGTTGTATTATTCTTGATCTGTATTCCTGCCCAAGTCGAGGTTAGTCCTACAATCTGAAGAAGATCCGCCCTGTCTCCTGATTCTTTCAGTTGTATGCCGCTACCTATTTGTATCTGTGATGCAACACCACCAGATGTAAGGGCATAAGAGCTAATGTTGTCAGATGTTATTACTGCACTATTACCGATATACACTTGATGTCCACTTGCAGGGGATATTCTGATATGACCCATGTGGTTCTTTAAATCAAGATCGTCATCGCTATTAGTACCATAACCAACATAACCCTTAGCACTTCCATCGCTCTTTTGGTACTCAACGTAAGATGCTTGATTGAGCGGCGCTCCATCGGATTGTGTGTCCCTTAATAATAAAACTGGGTTATCTTTTTGGATCGTAATATTTGAGCTTATCGTACCTCCATCGAATCCACTAGAAGTACTACTGATCTTTTGAGATACCGCTTGCCCGAGCTGATAAAATACTGATGTTGTGTCTGACATGTTACAATTCTATTCGTGTTACGATCCTAGTATCTTGAAGTGTGCCCTTACATATACATTACTTGTGACCGTAATGGTCGCATTTGGATCGGCGGGGTCACTTACAGGACCTTCCCAATTTTCGAACTCATACCCACCAAAAGGTACTGCATTGAGTGAGACTACCGTCCCGTCATCAAATAAGTCTACTGACTCCGAGTGTGAGGCGGCTCCACCATTGCCTGAAGCAACTGTAAGTAAAAACTTAGCAGATCCACCTGACACGCCACTATTGAACTCATCTAATCCTGCTTCATTAAGAATCTTAAACTGATGGCCAAGGTATTCAATCGCACTACTTACCGACTGCACATAGCCAGGGATCAACTCTCCATTATGAATAAATGTACCAGGAGACTCTGAGTCACCCACTTGGTAGTAGTTTAATTCATTCCATGGCGTTTCACCATCACCAATCTTTATCCTCCCTGTTCCTATTTCGAGAGCAGGCTCCCCCTCATTGAGAGTCGGGTTTTCCGACTCCCATTTCTCTTTCGTACCACGACGAAAGGCAAGGCGGGCAGTTATGAATCGTCCAGACATTATAGGAAAGTTACTTCGCTAGCACCGATGGTTATATTACCTGTTCCACGGAAGTCGTCTAATGCACCTTCGCTCAAGCTAGTTGTTTGAAGTCTGCATGTGGTGTCTGTGCCGTCGTTACTTTGCTCGGATAAGGTGTAGATTATTTCCTCAGGTGAGCCGTAAGTAGTTGAGATAGCTACTCCGCTAAATGGAGAGCTTGTTCCTGTGATCTCTACCTTTCCGTCAGTTTGGTTGCTGTCGAACTCTGATTTGGGTATTACTACTGTTCCCACGGATACCACAAGTTGTCCAAAGAACTCCTCAACCTTACCAAGGTCGTTACCATTGGTGTTAATTCCTTTTACGGAAATGTCTGCTTCGGCGGTAGTTCCGGAGCTAAGATCAGAGGCATCCGCAGATAGGTTTGTGGATACGAAACGGAATTTGTCATCGGTCTCGTCCCAAAAGATTGCAACATTGTTCTCGGAACTGCCACGCTCAATTAAGATACCTGCATCCGTTGTTGCATTTGCATTATCACCAGCACCCTTAGCGAGTAAGATGATTGCATCAGCAAGTGTGGAGTTAGTTGTCTCGAGGGCTGATACCGATCCATTGACCGTCAAATTACCCGATAATGTGAGGTTCGTACCCGTAACATCTCCAGTAAAGTCAGCACCATCAAGTCGTGCATACTCATTGATATTGAGTGCATCTACCGTATCGTCGACATACTTTTTATTTGCCGCCTGTAGGTTTGCAGATGGGGCTCCGTTAAGGAATAGGTCTCCTGTAAGGGTTCCGCCTGTGAGGTTTAGTTTTTCGCCAACAATACTGCGGGTTTGTCGGCCCATTAATGTAAAGATAGAGTCTGCCATGATATGTATATGTTAAGGGTTGTTCAAATCTTGTCAAAGAAGAGCGGGTATAAGGTTGGTATTTTTGGTTACTGAACCCAAAGATGCTTCCACCTGTGGGGCAATAAATTGTACGAACTCGCCATTATCCTGAGTTATGGGTGCTGTTCCCTGTGCTAAAATGATTGCTCCGTCATCTCGGAATATCCTGGCAACACCAAGGTTTACTCCGTTCGTGCCTATATTCTGAATAGTAAGGTCTGCGATCTGTGTGTTCACTTGGTAATTTACTGCATTCAGGGCAGTAATTCCACCAAACCATTGACGAATGCCTTCTTCAGTAGTGATGATGTTTACATAACGAGCATAGATTTCACGGACATCACACACACCATCTGCATCATCCACATCCACTTGTACATTAGGGAAGTCTGCGGTTAGTGTAGTAATTGCAGACCCATCTATTCCATTTGTATTGTAAACAAGATCAAGAAGTTGACTCGCCTTGAATGAGAATCCAGATGCGGTAGCAATCGCTGTGGCTTCAAAGGGTAAATATGCTGTTGTTCCAAATTGCCTTGTTACACGCATCCGTATTTCATCACCCGTGCTAACTTCAACGCCTTCGGTGTACTGGGCGGAATAACTTGTTGAATTTACTGCTCCATTAAAGATTTCAGTATCTGCGGTAACATTGAAAAGTTGTACGCGACTATGCTGAATAAGACCACTTATATTATACTGAAGGGTTGCCCTTGTCCCCGAGGAGTCAGTGATCGTACCCAGGACAACTGCATCATTGAGTGTGGTTACCAAGCCCGTAGTTGTTATGTTTCCTGAAAATGCAGATGCTTTAATTGTAATCTTTGATCCATCGAATGCGAAAGCACTTGTAGCTGAGGCATCAATCTCTATATCAAAGGTAGTCTCTATGTCGATACCTGCACGGGATACAATGGTTGATCCTTCCCCTTCGTAGTTTGCAGTTAAGAAAGATTTAGCACGGTCGTAAAATTTTGCAGATGTATCAATCTCGGTGTAAGCGTCTACAATGGCTTTGTCAGATTCAGTAATAACCAGGTCATCAAACAATACCCAATTCACTTCTAGCTCACCGAGACCTTTGAGTTGTTGTGATGAGGAGGACAATGAGTGTCCATAGGAACAGAACTTAAAGGTAAAGTCATCAAGGTTAGAGTTGCTGTCGGATCGCCTGTCTACCTTATAAAAATTACCAAACCTGTCTGTGTCCCAATCAGTATATTGAGGCTGTTGACCATCTGCTTCTTTCCACTTCCCTCCACCGAAAGTAACATAATACTGGGAAGCTGTTGAATCTGATGTTGTACGGTCATGTATCTGTATTGAGGTTAATACTTCAAAAGTGGAAATCTGCCCACTTGCATCTGTTATCTTAGAGTATTCCTCAGGATAAGTGTAATCGTAAACCAAGTCCCCATCATCATTTGCCACTCCTCTAGTTAGGGATGGTGATTTACCTAGTTGCTCAAATGCGACTTTGTAATTTTCGTATGTGCCGAGCGTATCATTGGGTAGGTGAATGAACTTACCATTCTTAGCGTAGGCGGAGGGAGTATCTTTCAGATACATAGCGACACCTTCGATTGGGTTTCCGCTTATATCTTTGATCGTAAAAGAAACTTCCTTTCTTGTGCTAAGTGTGCCGTATTGCCCTGTGTTTCCACGAGTAGCTCTCCACATTTTACGAACATCTGAACCAGTTGCTGAATTAATCACTATCCAATCAGTATGCCCATAAGTGACCGATCCGTCCTGTCCCACATCTACATTCGCTATGTTTTCACTAACATCAAAATTCCTTAGAACCTTTTCTTGCCAAGGGCCAAGAACTTCAGCGACTGAACCATTATGGAAAGTGAATACAGGATCAAAACCATCGGGTGCTGTAGGAATAGTAATACCATCAATTGTCCCTTTAAAGGTGCTACTAGATGATCCAAATGGAGTCCTGTATTCCAGATTGTTACTTATTCCTCTTATAGTCAGTCCATCAACATCGAACTTACCTCCAAACGAAATCATACGCGTTGTGAGAATAACTCCACCACGACATACAAACCTGCTATCTCGGTCACCACCTCCTGCGATTGCCGCATCAGAAGGATGCCAATTTGACTGAGGGTTACCTGTAAATATCAGACCAGCACCTTTCGATTTAGTTACCCGTCCTGTTGCTGCATCGGTTCGCTCTGTGCCATAATAATAAAACGCAGGGGATGCCCCATTGTTAGCGATTTTAAGTGCATTTTTTTTGCCCCATGTACCAGCGGCTGGGTCTGCATGAACATTATCATGCTCAAGAATCAATATCTCTGCATCAGGATCATGGTACAGGGTTCCTTTGATTTCAATCCGTGTATGCTCATCGACTCGATATACCTTGATGTGATTTTTGTCTATTGAAACAGTAACTCCCGTTTTGCCCTCTAACCCACTAAGATCATTTTCAGTCGTACCAGCATCCAACCTCAAGGTATTCTCATTGCCTGTTGGGCCACTTGCTCCTGCTATATAAGTCCAACTCATGCGTAATCCTTGGTTACAGACTCTAGGTTTCCATCAGAGTCATAGGTTAAGGTTTTGGTCAGATGAACATTCCCACCCTCAGACTCCACAATCTGAGTAAGCACATCACTCGAATTGTACGAGAACGCCTTGCTACTAACTACTACAGCTTTCGTGCTATCCGTATATGTTGTGGTCGCAAGCAGTTTACCTCCAATGAAGGTAAGTTCAGTGAAGTCGTCAGAAGGTTCGGGGTGCGTATGACCGCTCCCGCCACCACCTCCTGTGCCGGAATCTATCTGAGCCTGAAGTAGCTTGACCTCAGCACCCAGTTTGTTTCCAATCTGGGCGAGAATGTCAGTCATTACGCCTTGGCGGTATTAAAAGCAGTCTCGAATGTGGAGTAATCTCCAATTGAAGTTGAGTTAATGGTAAATCCATTGCCATTTGCAACAGCAACCACTTTCCCTGCACCCGCAGTAACGCCACCAGTAACATCTCCTGTGACATTGCCCGTGACATTGCCCGTAAGATTACCAGTTACATTACCCGTAACATTACCTGTGACATCCCCTGTAAGAGCAGCTTCAACGGTGGCAACATTAAGAGTACCTAAGGCAGTACCTACTTTGAGAGTAAACTTGTCAACGGTGTCATCGAATAAGAACTGAGCCTTATCAATATTTTCTCCACGATTAACAATAAGTCCTGCGGTATTTGCAGTAGCGGCTCCGTCAGACTGAAGGTTTACCTCAATAGCATTATCCTCTACCTCGACAGTGGTTGAGTTGACCGTAGTGGTCGTTCCTGAAACCGTAAGGTTTCCTCCAATGGTTACATCACCTGTGGTAGTAGCCCGCGTGGCAGAGAGAAGTGAGAATACACTTGTTCCGTTTGCGTAGTTGGCGAGGGATACTTTTGATGCTTTTGCGGTATCAAGGTCCGAAATTGCACCTGCGTTAGTAGTTACTTGCGTCTGTACATTTCCAAGGGATACCTTGGTTGCGAGATCGCCCGTTAATGTTGTGCGTAGGGATTTAATTTCCCCTCCGACTGTTTCACCTATTTTTCCTAATATATCTGTAGCTGGCATTGTAGTAGTTAGTTAGTGGTTAAGTTTTATGTAGTTCGAAATGTAGTTTAAAAGTCTCTTCATCGCCGTATTCGGCTCGTATGCTATCTAGTCCTGCGTCATCAACATATTCTAAGTCGTTCCAATTATTGAAACCATCCCCCACCTTTAGCCTTTTGTTCGTAAGATCCATACCGATCTCGCCCTGGTGCAAGGCAGGGTTGACTGTCTCCCAATTCGTAGCGGTATCTCTGCGAACGAGTATTCGCCTGAAGACTGACATTAAGCACCTCCTCCATCGAGCGTAAGTTCCGTTAAGTGTACAGTACCTGCAATACCTCCGTCCACGACCGCACCGATCTCTTCAGGTGGAGCAAATATCCATTGGTTTTGTAAACCGTTGTATTGAAGAACTGACAAGTTGCCGGGTCTAGCGGTTTTAACATCAGTTAGGCTAATTAGAGTCTTGTTTGCTAACTCAACTTTTAGCTCCCGAAGATGCTTACCAATTAAACCTAATATGCTCATCGTTTGTAATTGTAACACTATTAGTCGTGTAACGCACTAAGAAAATCAGTTCTCGCTTGACTATAAAATTCCGTGCCTGGATCAAACAAGTCTTCGACTGTCCTATCTGTGAGATTTCCTGAAACCGAAGTGGTCGCAACCGAAGTCTCTCCCTGTTCGATGTCACTTACCCTGTCCACGATCCTCTCCAAGTTATCTCTTGTGTCTGCCCACCATGGTCTCAAACTTTCAGGGACTGCCTCGTCCTCAGAAAATTTTACCTCGATTGCACGACTGAATGTTCTGACTGGTATGTTCATCCTTGATTATATGCTTGGGTTGTTGCTCTTGTACTTACTCCACTCACCTCAAATGTACGACCTACGATCTTGATTGGATTATCTACCACATTTCCCTCGTTGTCATACTCAGGTAGTACAGTGATCTCATCCCTAATGTAGGGAGCCCGCACATACATAGGTATCATGTTTTCGTCTACGAGGTTATTAAGTTCCACGTAATCTATCTCCTCACCATCAACTGTCTGCATGGTTTCAATGATCTCAGTTCCCTGCGGTGCGGTGCTTGTGCTAATTCTCACACGAACAGGAGTTGTGCCATACTTACTGGATAGTTCCAATACATAGGCTCGACATTCTTTATCTGAGTAAGAGTCACCAAAATCAATCAGTCCGCTCTTGATTACAGAATCATACCCTTTGCCCAATCTCGAGTAGATCCTATATGGCTCACGCTCATTTACCTTGGGTGGCCCGTATCCATAGCGACAAAGCACTCCTCCGTACTCCGCATCCTCTCGATACTGAGTGCCAGGATAAACATATTCATCCCCATCCGCCTGATGTACACCCATTACAAACCATGCTTCCTCAGGTCCAATTCTATTATGCTTTGGTTTTCGAATATATGCGCATGCCGTGAAGGAGACATCTATTTCGGAGAGGGTCTTATTTACATAGTCGTACGCTATAACTCCCCATTTTAGTTTTGGTTGTGGCGGATATGTAGGCTCCAAGTTCCAAAACTCCTGATCTCCACTTTTGTACGGATCGTCTGCATAAAGCTCTCGGCTTTCAGTCGTTGCGTAGTCAAAGTTGGCTTCACTGTATATGACCTCCCCCTTTTCGTTAATATAATCACCATGCTCATTCTCTAGTAGACCTAGAGGGCACATAATGAATATTTCACGAGTCACTGGATTATCCACGGCATACACAAACTCAGCGAGATCCGGTGGTACTCGTTGCCAAAACGGAGGACCGATCTCAAACATACTTACCTGTTGGGGTTCGGTGGATGTACGATTGATTGCGTAGATTCCACTATTCCCCATGAACAGATGTTGCTTCCCGTCTATATCTATTATCGTATGTCTAAAGTCTGCCACTCGACCACCATTATATCTCGGCTCAACCGCGAATGGGAATGCCGTGCTATTTGTGCGAGACATGAAGAAGAAGCCTGAGTCACGATACACAACCAATTTATCAGCAAGTGGCTTCATTCGGAGGATGCGTGAACCATCCTCGGGGAACTCACGAAATGCGGCAGGTGATCTAAGTTGCTCAACATACGGACGAAGCACCACCGTATAGGTAGCGGGATCGAGTAGTTGCCCATCATTGGGGTTGGATAAACCTAAGTTCTCCCGTTCCGTATCGACTAGCTTATAAGATGTCCATGTTTCCCAGTAGTCCTTGTAGTCATCATCATAGGTATTATAAATATTATCGGGTCCATAATCTGTTGAGTATGGTATATTTGCGTCCGCGGGTGCGTTCGGGTCATCATCAGTTGCATAGCTTCCCGCCGAGTTTGCGTTTATATCCAAGAAGATACTACTTACCGCCATGGTTTTCTGATCCTCTAGGTAGACATTCGCTATTGGAGACACCATGTTTAATGTGTACGCCTCATCACTTTGATATATCCCGTCCGAGTACAAGTTATACATGCTCCCCTCTGTGCCTATCTTGAAATTGTAGTCAGGTGTGAACTCGTATAATCCATCTGCGTGAACAGTCAGTACACCAGGAATACCTCCCGATTCCATGACTACTGCATCTTGGGATATAATACCTGAGTTAAATAGCTTGGGGTCGCCCTCGGATGAGTAGACCATTCGGTACTGGTATCTCTCCACATTTACTTGAGGGCCGTATAGACTGCTCTCGTATATGTATCCGTATGGGTCGGATGATTGTGTGAACCACTTGTCGTATCCTTTTACTATTACCGTTAGGTCTCCACAGAAGAGTCTGTCTTGGTAGGATGCTACTGTTCCCACGGATATTACACCATTTTCACGGAGACCATAGATTGGCTCCGCCACATCCCACTCACTCTTGTAAACTATCGGAAGATCCACCCCGTTATTGATAACGACATGATTCTTTACATTTACTACTTCCCAACGATACGCACCTCCCTCAAATGGTGATTTAAGTGATCCGTTTGGCTCAACCACATCCATGTGACGAGTGAACTCATATATCTGCTCCCAATAAAAGTCTTCATCTGCATCAAGCCAATACTCCTTCCCGTCAGGACCCATGGAGTAATTATTACCTCCGCCATAATCCTGAGCATAACTTGCATCGGCAGATCGGAGTCTCCATACCTTGCCACCCGCGATAGCAATCATAACAGGAGTTCCGTTTGTGCCAGGGAATTGGTGGATCGCACGGATAGGGTACTGAGCGTCTATTGGATCAAAACCAATATTATTACCCCATTGCCCAAGCTCTGCCTTAGTATCCTTCGGGTTAAATAATTCCCATCCTTCCCGCCTTAACTCACCATCGGTCTCCCTGCGAAAGTTTACCTTTGTGGTGTAATTGGCTGAGGATGATAAATAGTTTGATTCCTGCGTGGTAGGTACATCATCAGAGGCGGAACCTATTAACGCACCACCTTGAGCAGGATGAATGGTTATGTTCTTGTACCTCTTTGTCATTACCCGTAAGCATAAAGGTTGCTAGTAATCTCAGTCCTAAGGGCATTGATTTGGCTCTGCAGGTCACTTAACTGATTTGTTACATTGTTTGCAAAGTTTGAGTCATCGTTTAGGGCGGCGGCTAATTCATTTAGCGTATTCAGTTGGGCGGGAGCCGAGTCAACTACTGCCGCAATTTTTGCGTCAATTACCTCCTCCGTGAGAGATGCACCATTTCGAACCGCAACAGCAGTATTACCATCGAAGAACTCCCAATTACTATCTTGGTAGTTGTATTTAAGGCTAGGATTATTAGCACCCACTCCGATGTTAATAACAAAGCCCGTGGTATCTATACCCTCTGTTTCGTATGTCCAGTACTCCTGATCTCCCGCAAGATTTGGGTCATCTGCATAAAGTCCTGCACCCTCCGTGAAAGCATATCCCGAAGCTAATCCACCTGAGGTAGCGTCAAGAACAGTATCTGTTACATTTGCACCATCTGATCCGTCTCCTTTACCTGGTCCGATATTAGATGGAATGTCTGCTTTTAATGCATATGGGGATAGATCAGGTTGGTCAGTTGTGTATGCAAATGTCTTCTCACCATTGCCATCATCAACTTTTAGTCTGTCATCACTCCAATCGTAACGAACAGTCGCTTCATGACTTGGATCAAAGAGCTTAAAGTTCTGAGCTTTAAGTCTGTTTACGGTCAGATCAGTAGTGTTTAGGTCGGTTATTACTGCATTTGCAGAAGTAAACTCTGTGGTTGTTACATTGGTAACATTCGTAATCTCACCACCATCTATGTAGGTATTGGTAATATTTACCTGTGGTGCATCAATCGTGAGCGGGGTTTGTGTTGCAATTTCGTCCTGTTTGATTGACAAGTTGTCAATCGTGGTAGGTGCCTGGAGAATATTATTCTCATCACTGATCTGAAACAGAGGTGTTCCCTGCTCGTCCTCGAGGGCGAAGTCTTCTGTTACCTGGATATTACTAACTTCCTGAATGGTAACCTCACTTGATTGTACAACTTCCTGTACAACTTCTTTTACGATAACGATAGTTTCACCTACGCTAGTGGCTCTGCCTTCATCTACATCCTCCTGGGTAGCAACTGTCTCCTCTGCCACATTACCTGTTGTCTCTTCAGGGGTTGCTAATCTCTCTTGCTCGGTAGGCTCCTGAACCACATAGACAACATTTGTTACATAGATAGTCTCCCCAACTGATGTAGCGAGTCCTGCATCCACCTGTTCTTGAGTGGCAGTTGTTTGTGTTGCCGTACCGTCATCTATTTCGGCTTGAGTTGATACTCTTTCAGTAGTGTTACCTCCGTCTATCTGTTCTTGGGTGGCAACCTCTTCAGTGGCAGTACCATCATCTATTTCGGTCTGAGTAGCTACTCGCTCAACAATTACCGTTTCCTTAACAATGATTATGGTCTCACCAACGCTAGTTGCCAATCCAGCATCCACATCCTCTTGGGTTGCTTCTTGCTGAACGGGTGTACCGGAACTTATATCTTCCTCACTTACAGTACTGGTCTGCTCGACCTCGACAATTTCTTCAACATAGACAGGACCAAATGGAATCTTTACCCACTCTGTTGGTCTTGATTTAAAATATAGATTCTCATTGTCGTATGCAAAGTCTCCCACTTCTCCCGCAGAATCATCATTGGTAAGTGGAGTAAATTCATAACGGGTTGCAGTGATGTAGTCCTGTATCTTCTGATCTGCCTCCGATGTCGTGTAAATGTCATAGGTTGATATGTCGATATTGTGGGGATTTGTCGACAAGAGATGATCATTAAGTAGATCCTGTACATTTATATTGGGAACATTATCGAGTCCGATATGCGTCTTATTGATGCTATGTGGATTACTTGCGGCTAAGTGTTCCGTCACCCTTGCATCTACTGCATCAATTAGTTCCGTGGATAACCCGCCCCCTGCGGTTACCATTTCTACGGGTGTCATGTTCTCGACTTTATCGAGTCCAATCTGTCCCTTGGTTACACTATGTGGATTATCTGTTCTAGCTGAGTGATCTTGGACCAAAATATTGGTCTTATTTTCGATCTCATCTCCAAGCCCAGTAATGTTAGATACCGGAAGCTCTTGGGTGTGCATCCCCATTACATAGTCAATCTTAGTATCAACCTCGGGTTTGGTGTAGTATCCACTAAGGTCTACCTCCCCATCACTTGTAATTATCCCATTAAGCTCTGCCTTGGTCGCGAGAGTTGCAATCGTTGCATTAATTTCATCTACTGCGGTCTGCAATGAACCCACTTCTGTAGTTTCATCTGAAATTTGTATGGCATTGATGCTAGCTATTAAGGAGTTTTTGACGCTATTGAGTTCATCAATCGTTGCCTTTTGATCTAATAACTCCTGCAAGCCTGTAACCTCAGCGATCGTGTGACTATGTACGGAATCAGATTTTGTCTGTGCCGTATTTATGGCACTCTGGACATCTATCTGAAGTTGGGAGATCTGCTCCTCAAATGGCAAGGAATTGATGTAGTTATCTACTCCGTCTAATTTATTATCTACCTCAGCCTTGTCGTAATACGCAGAAGCAAATGTGTTCTCCCCGTCCTCTAGGGTAGTGACCCTTGCGGTCAGGTCTGTGATCTTGGTGTTTAACTCTCCACCAGCCGATGCCGATAAGGGTAAGGTTGTGGATGTTGAGTTAAGAGCGGTGACCAAGTCTTCGACCAATAAGGTTGAGTCAATAAGGTCTGCAAAGTCCGACTCATCAAGAGTCGCACCTGACATAAAGTATGATTTAAGGGTAATTCGGTCTTGTACGCTCATCCTATGGTTGTCTCCTCCAATGCCCCACCTAGCATACTGGTCACTCCTGCCTGATCGGTTGGGGTCTCGTATTGTTTGCGATTGATGTAAATCTGAGCGCGTTCCTTTTGATACATTTGCATGTATGCGTTATACATCTGAAGATCATTCTCAACATCCTTGGCGAGTTCGGCTTTGACATAATCAGATACTGCCTTTGCCTCCATCTCGTCTAATATAACAGGTCTATCTCTGTCATTCTCTAGTGCCTTGTATATGGGTGTGTAGGAGAGTTCTCCGCTGTAATATAGGTATAATGCTTCATCACTTCTCACCTTAGGAGCTATCCAAAACTTACCTTCTCCGAATGCGATCCGACCAGGCATACCTTGGGTCTTCTCCATATTACTGCTGTCTATAAGTTTAAATCTATGTTCCCACGGAATCCTTTGGGGATAGAAGTACTGCGAAATCTCTTGCCCATTGTCTGCTGTGGGGATTCTTCTTACGATGATCTGCTTGATGCGTGCATTAGCTACGCCAAAAATACCTTTGTGAACTTCCAAGTTCTCCGAGTTGACCGACGATAAATCCAATGGATCGGGCTCGACTAAATCATTCCCTGCATAGTGTTTAAACTGATGCTCCCGAAGCTCTTTTACATAAGTAGATAAATCACGAACTGCATTAGCAATTAGTGAATCTATCTTTTCCTGCACACCTCTACCTTTACGCTCACTATCTACGAGTAGGAATACGCGTACCTTCTCGTTAAATTCCTTCCAAGTCATCATCGTCTACCTCCGGGTGTGTAATAAAATCCGACAACCATAGGGCATATAATTACAACGAAATAGGTTGATAGGTGTCCAGTGGTTAATGATATAGGGGTTTGCTTAGCTGGAAAAGAGAAGAGCCCAAAGAGGAATTCCGTTGCACCTTCTCCACTAGGGTTGGTGAGGGTGATGATTTCTGCAGAGGGGAAGAGGGTGCAGAGTATGACGACTGCTGAGAGCGTGGAGACGAGGATGAGTGCGAGCATCCTGCGTGTAGCACGAGTAAACTTACCACCTTCACCGCTATTAAGCTGTTCTTGAAACTTGAGTGCAAATTCATTTCCGCGTGCCTCCCTTGCTAATTCTAATTCAAACTTTTGTTGACGAGAATCATTGATTGCACCAAACACCCCCTTGAGTATTGATCCAAGAGCCGCCGATCCACCGCCCGTTAAAAACATTGTGATTAATTCAAACATTCTTAGACCCCTCCCAGATTCTATTTGACGCAAGCTCCGTCAAGTTGTCGTGGTATGTGACCTCTGAAAATGTTCCTGAAAAATACCTGGTATCAATTCTGCCAATAGCGACATTATCAAATGATGTAAACTCAAGGGGAAGGGGTGCCGCACCTTCGGAAGTATTACTTTTTGCCTCGAGGACACGGGTATTATTTTGTGCCTTATCCACTCCTGCGAAGATTTGTGTCATGCGATTATTTGAATCTGTAAGCACGACTTGCTTATTATTTAGCTTATATCTTCCGTGTTGTTGCCCTGGTTCCACCGATAGAGTATCTGCTCCCCAACATCCAAATAATGGACGAGGGTGGGAACTGCTACCCTTTATGGTAATAGTAAAGTCTGTCCTTGTGAGTTGTGATGCTACTCCGATGGTCATGTACTGACCTAAATCAAATTTTGCAAATGGTACTCCATTATCCAAACCAACAGTTGGTTGTAGATCGGGGTCTGTCTGTATAGCATCATACGATGTGTGCCCATTGTGTGCCTTTTGGTCGTATATCTTTACGATCTTATCTCCCTCTTGTGCGGGGGTTTCGGGGTAATCATACTCTTGCCCGTTTCGAGAGAATCGAAAGTAAGGCCCTTCGTACAAGTATCTAAGCTTACGATTTACAGAAAGTGCAAATACAGCAGGCATCGCATCAGCAGGCAGTTTAGCCTTGGATGTGTCAGTACTGGATGTAAGCAATGCGATCATACTAAATCCCCAAAGGCATACCACGAATCGGTATTCCAATAGATTGTACAAGCTGAGTATTGCTCAGCTAAGACTTTTCCTCTTGCTCGGATAATATGGTCAATGGTTGTAGTGTTTCCACCTCCGCAATGAACGATACTGAAAGTTACTCCATCCTCCCCGACCTCAGGTAATGAAATGTTTAAACCTCCTTGAGAGTTAATAATAGCACCTGACTGAGAGTTCTCTAATAAAGTGTCGGTAGTGATGTTCATTACCACAGCCCGTGTATTGGATACTCCCTTTATATTGGAAAACTCTGCGTCTCCGTTAGGTTGTATGCTAGCTGTGCCTATTGTTAGGGTTCCACTTACTAATGCTGTGCCATCTACTTCTATATTCTCATAGAATTTAGCGGTATCGGCATAAAGATCATAGTTATGTACAGCACTAGGAACACGGAGTGTATTGTAGTTGGAGATACTAAGATCAATGTATGGTCGAACCCTTCCTTCTTCTAATAATGTCTCCCAATACTCGCTACTTGGGTAAATAAGGACATCTGTAACCCATGGGGCAAACCCATTGGTCGGATCACCTCCATCAAGAGTATTTAAGTTATGGTCGGCCGCTAAGACCGTGAGCGAATAGTTTGCAGGATCAGGTGCTTCCGAAGAAGAGCCTTCAACAAAACTTATGAACTGCTGAGATGGACTGTAGCCAGGAGTAACGGTTGAGGAAATCATACTGCATAGAACCCGCTTATGGATACGGGATTAGTGTTATCGGCGTAGTTCCCGGCTTCACTCCCTAAGTTTATAACCTCATATTCTGCGGTATTTTCCATGCAAGGATACACAAAGTTGCCACCATGACCGATATGCTCGATCGACTGATTGGCTTTTTGGTGTAACACGATTGGGTCTACGAAGATTTCATCATCCCCTGTGTCTATATATATGATGGAGCCGATCATATTATTCGTACCAAACACACCAGCTTCATCCGTAACAAGGGTAGTTCTTGTACCCTGGGCAATATTTTCAAGGTAAGCACTGTATGTACCCGCATTTGGGTTCATCCTAATTGTTACCTTTAATTTCGTGTTACTTATTGAGTTGGAAGGAGTGAGTACTACTTCACCTGCTCCTGTCATTCCGACACGGGAATAATCATCATAGATGCAAAACTTGACGGAATAGTCTCCCGCAGGAAGCTCGACCACAAAGTCCACTTCCGTGCCGTCCAGCATTACATCATTTCCTAATGCACGATATGCAGTTCCTGTAATCTTTGCCCCGACAAGTCCCTCATCAAGTCTTTTACTTGACTCGATTGTTCCTGTCCATTCGGGGAATAAGTTATCTTCGAAGTTATCTACTATAGAGGAGATGTGACGAGGTCGCACCCCTATGGTTTTACCTGTGAGGTTGGATATTCTAAAGCTACTTGCCTTAAACCAAGGAAGTGGTGTGTAATCTCCAGTAATCGTAGCGCCGAAAGTACCAAAATTGCGAACCTTAGTAGTTATGACAAGACGATTGTCGTCAACACCAACATAGGTTGGGTCAGTTATGGCACCTAGATTATTGTAGTTTACAGTATTCACTTCTTATCCTTCCCCTTTAGCTTCGTATAAATGCTAACACCTAGATGGACAGCCGTCAACACAGCGCAGATGGTAGCCGCGTATAAATGGATTGTTTCTAAGGTAAAGCTAGCGAAAGTTCCTGCCAACCCGACCGCAGAATGCCTGTCCATTACTCTTTCCCTTCAAGAGGGTCTTCTACTTCTGCCTCTGCTACCTCGATCAAATCCTCTGCCTTAGACTGGTCCGATTCGTTGTTTTCGGTCTCGGCATACACTGCATTGGGATCCTTCGTTGCGTCTTGGGGTAGCGTCTTGAATGCTCGAAAACTTGTTGGAACTACCCTCAGCTTTTTTTTTAGCTCTTCGAATTGTTCTTCGCTAAGCTCTTCAACTAAACCCTTGTGGAGTTTAAGTAGAATTTTTGCATCCTTGTCCTGGTAACTACCAATTCCGCGTTTCTTGACTCCTACGGTTAAGGGCTGAACTTCAGCACCATAGTCGTAAGGCATCTTCTTGAAATATAAATGTTTCATATATAAAAAAACCCCACTCCCCCGTGCCCGCTACGCAGTCAGGGGGAGTAAGGGTTGTTAAAGGTTAGAATCAGGTGATGTAGTTCGACCAGTCGGAAACTTGTGCGTTAGCATCGAAGTTCTCGATAATCAAGTGACGAGCAGGAACATCCATCATCGTGGTCCACTTGGTGGAACGGAGTGAGTACTCAGTTTCCTTGTGAGCCATGCGACATTTGTACAAGCGATCCGTTTCAGGATGTGGTTGCTTGCGGGTGATGGAGTTAGTTCCAGCGATACCGATTTTTACATCAGACCAATCAACGAACCACATGGCTCTCATGACCTTTGCGTAAGTAGCGGCACCTACAACTGCTTGACCGGAACGATTTCCGTCTTCGTCAATTACCTTGTCACCATCAGGTTGAACGGAAGAACCGAACAATGCGGATTGGTGATTGATAAGATCGTCGAAGTAAGGATCGTGGAAGACTGCCAACTGACAACCAACTTCAGGAAGATCGTACATCGAGTAGTTGAACAACAAGATACCATTGTGGGTGATCTGCTGGTTGATCTGTGCGTTGCGGTCGATTCCCCATCCGTAACGAGCTGTGTAGTATTTGTTGAATACTTCGAACAACTTGTTGTAGGTGAAACGATCGGTCATGCAGTCGATAACACTGATGTTTGATCCGTCTTGTTCCCGGTTGCGTTTCAAGTAGTAGATGTCAGCCATCAACGACTCAAGGTTAAGAGCGGCTCCGCCACCATCTTTAACACGATTAGCTTCAGCCAAAAGTGCTTTGATTCCCAATGCGTTGGATTTGTACTCCAATGTGCAGGAGCTATCCTCTGGGTCGGTGACCGCAGGAAGTTGCATGTAGGTCTCAGGTGTTTGAGCATCGTTAATTGGTTGATTGAACCAAGTAGCACGCAACCACTGATCTTGAGATGCTTGAGAAGCAATTTTGTTTTGCTCAGCAAGCGGAGTGTAAACCATGGACTTAAGGAAGCTATTGACTTCACCGTTCATGATTTTCTGAAGAGTCTCACGATAGGACTGATCTACGGTGCGAGATTCACGAGTGGTTTGCAACCAGTTGACGATCAGCTTAACGCTGAGGTCGGTTGGTTGGTTACGGCACCATTCTTCGAAGTCGTTAACATTGTTAGCGATCGTTTGAACAACACCTTTAACAGGACCGTACTGAGCTTGGAAGTCAGCACTAAGAGCGCCCCACTCAACATCTGTGTAACCTGCGGCCTTGATCTGTTTACCCATTGGGCGAAGTGTGACCTTAGCTTTAGAAATACCACCTGCAGTCGCATTAGCGGCTCCGATGATTTTGAACTGAACTTCAACAGGTTCGTTGTTGTCGTCCCAATGATTAGCGATGAGAACACCACCGGTAAGGAAGTAACGCTCGATGTGGTCGATTGGGGATGCCCAGTCGGATGCACCAAGATTTACAGTAGCTTCCCAGTCACCACCTGAACGGGTGTAAGCGGCATCGATTGGTGAACCTCCATCAGCAAGTTTTCCTGCTTCAACGGCGAAGTATCCGCTGTTGATTACAGAGCGCTGACGACGCTGAATGTATGGAAGGATGATTGATTGTTCGGAAATGTTTACCTTGTTGATCAAAGGCTTGATGTTTGTGATCGAGCTATTGAGTAAGGAAACGAGCCCTCTTTCTTGAACGCCTAACATTCTTGCTTCTGCTGAGCTTGCGATAACGCGAGCTAAGTCAATTTCCTTATTGGAAAGAGCTTCGAATTCCGCAGGGGTTAAACCCTTGATGGAGGCGTTAGTAAGAGTACAGCCCGTAGAGTCATCACATTTGATGATACGAGCAACCCCTGGATCTTTTACTAGATTGCTGTTAGCAATAGCTGTTGGATCTGCTAAATGAGATGAGTTAGTTGCTGCCATTGTAATTATATGTGTTAGTTGTTATACGATAATTCGTGTTACAACCTAACAATAGCGTGACTAAATCAAGGAATCAGCAATTCGAATAAAATAGGGTGTTTTTCTTTGAAATCGGTATTTAAGCCTATTCTTTAATTATAACCTAAAACTATGTTTTTGGATCTACAAACCTAACGCACCGAGTAGTGCATTATTTGGATTCTTTTGTTGAGGTTTTGGATCAACGGTAGTTCCTTGCCTTGGTGTAGTTGCCACAACTGGAGGCTTTGGTGCGGGTGCTTGAGTTTGCGCAGGTGCTTGTTGTTGAACAGGTTGTGCTTCACTTCTTGTATATCCCGCCTTCTCTAATTGCGATCTTTGTTGATGCAGAGCGTTCTTAACCAAATCTGAATACCGAAGAGCAAGAATCTTCAATAGATCATTGTCACTCCATGTATAGTACTGAGAACGCTTGTCTTCCGGAAGTTGATAATAACGCTCACGACGCATGAATAATTTGCCATCCTGTTCGGTTTGACCCGATTGAATGAAATTCTCTTGCTCCTTCTCTAGCCAATTATTCAAGTCCTTGTGAATCTGATTATTCTCCAGGTCAAGTCGAGTGGTCGGATCAAGGAAGATGTCAGTCAATGCATCACTATAAGTAAGTAACTGCTGAGAGAAGTTCTCAAGGATTTGATACTCGAAAGGATTTTCTTCCGCAAACTTCTGTATTGCTTCATCTCCGCCCGATAAAGTCTTTCGATACTCCTCAGGTATTACTGTTTCTTGTGCAACCTTACGGAAGTTAGCCTTAGCCTGTTGAACCTTTGGTTGTACCTCTTGGCGTTGCAACTTGGCTTCCAGTTCCTGAACTCTTGCGTCCGTACGCTTTTGCGTACGCTTGTCCGCTTCCTCAAGAATCATTTCACGATAAACCTTATCCTCATCAGCCCGTGAGAATTGTGGTCTATTCTTATTGATAAACTCCTTGTACTGATCGTCCGTTGAAGGGTCGTAGAAGTCATCCTCCTGCATCTTCTTATCCAAGTAGTCCTTACTCTTCTTTAAGAATGCTTTAAATTTCTTTGACCTACCTTCGTACTCGCCACCTAGTTTCTTGTCGGCATACAGAATTTTCTCATACACCACCTTCTCCTCTGGAATAAGAGTATCCATAAACTCCTTCTCGTCCGGATCATCAAGTGGATCGATCTCAATATTTTGGTTAAATGCTGGTTGCTTAGCTACCGCATCAGGAATGTCGGGATCAACTACTTTGCGAAGTTTCTTCTTTTTAGGTTCAGCTTTCTCAGGCTCTTCCTCCTTAGCCTCCTCCTTAGCTTCCTCTTTGACTTCCTCCTCCTGTGGTTGTGACATGTCGAGTCCATCGACTGCCTCACTTAAATTGATAACATTACCACTAGACTCTTCCTGTTCAACTTCTTCGGTAGCTTCCTCCGCTACATCAAATAAAGTTTTGTATAAGGGATTCTCCTTGGGAGTCTCCTCTTGTGTTTTTTGTTCGTCGTCCGACGGTTTATTAGTTTCTTCGCTCATAACTGGACTTGTTGCTCAGGTGATGTCATTGGTTGTTGCTCGCCCTCCATGGGTGGTGCGCCCGGTGGTGCTTGCGGTGGTTGTTCTGCTTGTTGCATTTTCTGCATAATCATCTGAAGTGCTTCGGTCACTTGTGGCCATTGCTCCTTCAGTTGAGTGATAAATTGCTCGTTTCCGATATTCGACATCTCTTGTTGCTCGTCAGCTTCATCAACCTCCAGCTTAAGATCGTGTGCGCCTGACATACGGAATATCTCGTTGAACATATTAAAGATTCTCTCTTTACCCAAAGACTGAGCCATGTCGGGTACTTGTAAGAGTTGCATCATGAGTTGACCAAGAACCTGTGCGGATTGTGTATCTCTCGCACGCTCGGCTCCGTCCCGTGAACTAAATAAGTACTCATAAATCAGATTATCAGGTGTACCAATAACATTACGCTTCACTGCATTTGGATCACCAGATGTTTCCACCTCAAATCCTGCATCCCTGATTATATTCTCAGAATATCTACCACGGATAGGTACAACGAATTTATCGGATGAACAGGATACCAGGTGTTCGTAGATTACTTTCTTCATTGCAGAACGCATGTCGTCCACGCCTTCTGATATGAATGAGTATATACTATTTGTGGTATTAGCGATTTCAGCTACCTCCGTTGCAGAGATCTCCCGCGGAGCGGGCTGTCCCAACTCTTGTGGAGATAGGATCAGCAAACGCTCAACGAGATTTAGTAGTTGGAGAATCGCTTGGATCGACTGGTTGACCCCTGCGGAAAGTTCCCTTTGTACATCTACGACCTTTATGAAGTCATGATTATTGATACCCAAGTCTGCCGCTTTTTGTCCTGAGTAGAATAATGCCTTTGGTTTAGCATAGAAACTATCCTCGGATATGGCATCCTTGATATAGTCCTTCACATCGTCATCCAGGGCATCTTGGTCTATTGCAAATATCTTAAACATACTCATCTTCATCTGCTCGAGCATAGAGGTAAGTATATTTGTTAATTGGTCTTGGTAGGGCATGATTTCGTGAGCGACAGATATATTCGCCATGCGATCATCATTCTCATTTATGCCACCATATATTGCTGGTAACGATGGGAGATACTCTGCGTAAAGTACGGTTTCATCACTTGCCACGGTTAGCTTTAACCAAACATCATGTGGGTACTCGCCTAGACCATCACGCTTTGGATTCACCCGCATATACATCTGTGTGATGAACATCCCCTTGTCTTCGTCTTCAGCGGCATAAAGTCCGATCTGAGCTACACGCTCATTGTTCATTGAGAATGTATCCCCAACTTTGGGGAAGGATATATCATCCTTGAAGTAGTAACCAAAGAAGTCTGCGTAGGTATTATATATAGACGATAGACTATTGGTGAAACTGATCTTGTCGGAGTTCCATGTTGCAGGATTTCCGTGTATATCTCCGTACCGCACAATATCCCAATACCCGATCCATTCCGGTCCTTGGTTATTATTTACATCGTGTAGTGGGCGAGAAATATCTCTTACCACCCGAGTTGGGTGTGGGGTCACAAATTTTACTCCTGCACGCTCAGCATAAGACTCCTTGCTTTTTTCTCCAGTCAGATCGTCCGTGGAGTATCTCCATTGAATATCTTCTGTCCAAGAGGTTTCAGGGAAAGCGATACTATGTCCATACATGAACATCTGGCGGATAGTCTGCTCAAACTGATGGCGATACCCAAACTGCTCAGCCATGATCTCAACACGCTGACTAAGTACATCTGCACGCAACTTGTCGGTAAGTGCCGTACTGCGAGGCTCATACTTGAAATACGGGAATAGATTGCAGAATCTACTAGCCTGAGCGGCAACCCGACGAGTGACATACGATCGTATGATATTAACAGACACCTCATAGAGCCTAAGTGCATTGATTGATTTCAGTTGGTTCTGATCGTCATACTCACAAAACCTATCCGCTACACCTAGATCGCCGAGTTTATCGGCACACTGATCTATATCAATTTTGCCCTGTGCATACTGTAATAACGGAATGGTTGATTTATTGATCGGCAAGGAGTCCCATGCCATATCAACACTCATATACAACTTTGCGTCCTTTGCACACTGACGGATACCCTCAAGTATGCGAGATTGTATAATGTCCTGGAATCGCTCCCTAGTCTCTAGGTCTTTTCCTTCCGTTGCTGTAAATATATCTCGAAGGCGTTCTTGCGTACACCCGTACTCTCTTAGTATGTCCTTATTAACCATCGGTAAAATTGAATAGGTTGTCTATCGTGTCCTTTGTATAGTTTTGTAAATACCTTCTCTCGATGATTGAGAGGAGTAAACATAGAGGACCAGGAAAAGGTTTTGTGCTTATTATCATCCTCTTGAACTCTGCGTGAGGCATTAGAAGTAGACTTGCTATCTCCCCATAGTTCATTCTTAGGAAACCGCATAACCGATCTACCCTCGCTTTATTCCATTTCTTAACCACTCCCAGACGCGCATAATGCGCATCCATAAGGATCGAAGCTGAGGTAGTATATTCTGAATCACCCGGAAGCTTCTTCTGTCTCGGGTGTTTCTGCGTCTGAATCGTCTTCGTCTTCGGAGTCTTCATCTTCATCTCCACCTGATTTTGTTATCGAGATACTCGAATCGTTATCGTCAAAGGATGCTGAAATGCGCTTATCGGATAGTTCCTTAACTACGAACCCGCCTGAAATGCGTACCTTATCACCCACGGAAACCCCATCAAGCATATCCACCAGATCGGGATACATTTGGAGGTCGAAGTTTACTAATGATTCCATCTGCATAGTTGTTACACTTGTTTTAGTGTTACAAAAAGTCAACCTCCTAAATCCATAATTTCCGTTTTAACGACAGGTTGCGTATCCAAGTGTAGCGCATTGTAATACAACAGCACATAAGACATGGCATCGAACGGGTGAACATACACAGATCGCTTAGGCTTAAATGCAATATTCGGGTCGTAACTTTTACCTGGCTTCTCAGATATTAAGTTTTGAAACATCTTTAGGATGGATGTGCATTGTGCCGATACAAGCAGTTCTTCCTGTTGAAGTTTTGCGATGGTCAATCTCACGCGAGACTCTACTGATCCATTAAACTTAGGTGCCGCTTTCATGCGAATAGGTTCTAAGCCAAAGGTCTCTGCTTTATCTTTAGATATATCCTCAAAGTCTCTGACATCATAGGAGCCCGTCTTGGCTCGGAACTGATTGAATGCTGAGTTATCCGATACATGCACATACTTAAATTTGTGATCACACTTTCTGTTCCAGTATGCCATCTTTCTCATGAGTAGGGGAACGAGCGTGGTGTATGGTAACTTCTTGTTTATAGTCACAAACTCATCGAACACTATCCATATAGTCTTATCTGCCCCAGGTAATGCTTGCATGAAAATACATGCGTTATTTACTGAACCGGGATCGTATCCAATGGTGATTGGATAATTCTTATTAGGAAGGATGCCTTTCTTTGAGTCCCCACGGACATGCATGGTTTTATTGAAGTAAGGACCAAAGATTGCATTACCCGCAGGACGGTCAATCCATTCACCCCGAACCATTCGTGCTTCTTCAATCGGGTCAGCCTTAACTGCTTCTTGAATCCGATCATAGTATCCATCAGGAAGGTTAGCTATATTATCCTCTATTTTTACATGGTAGACTGCATAGTCCTTATTCCAGTTCCCATCCTTATCGTATGGGTCTTCAAAGAATCTTTTATATACCCAATGACTCGGTCCGTCAGGATTGCAAGCGGCGAGATATTGTTGAGGGCCGTGGATTCCTTGTCTTCGACCTAACTGCTGTACAACTGCATTGAAGTAATCGTTTGTATCCAAGTTGGTTAACTCGTCCACGAATACTAAGCTAGGCTCAAAACCCTTGATACGATCTTTAATAAAGGAACCATAAGGTATAGAAATTAAACATATTCGTGAGTAACCACCGAATCGGTTTTCTATATCCATATATAAGTTCTTCTGTGTATCCTGTCTTTCTTCCGTGTGATTTAATCCAATCCCTTCCACCCACTCGGGTAGAATCTCCACCTGGAGCTTATGCCACACACCACCCATAGTCGCCTGTGATCTGACACCAACGATAATTAGTGCTAAAGCGTTAAAGTTCTCGTAGCAATGCCTGACTAATTTATGACCACCCAATGAGTAGGTTTTTCCGGAACCTCTCTCCCCATATGCAAGGATATACTTGGCGGGGTCATCGAATATTTTACGCTGAGTAATAGTAAGCGATGGCATCCATGGCTCAGCATCCTTTTCATCAACCTGCTCAACGGGAGCAAACTTCTCGATGAGGATTTTATGATCAACCTTCGTCTTCTTCTTCGGCATCCTTCTGCAACTCCTTTAATGGTCGGAATCCTGGCTTTTTCTTAGTCTCCCTCTTGTCCTTCTCGTTGGCTAGCTTCAGTTGAAACTCCAATCCTTTGAGTAATCGGTCATAGAACTTACCTTGCTGTTCGGTTGCCTGTAGAAATAGTCTAGTTTGCAGTATTCTTTCCTCGGGATCCATTTCATCCCCATCAAGCTGGTCTTTTAATGCCTCCGTAACCTCAAACAAACTCATATTCTGCCTAATATTTACTTTTTGGGTCACACGAAGTGCTTCTGCCATAAGCAATCCTACCGAATCATCGAAATCTGAGAATATTTGTAGTTTTTTAACATTGTCTTGGTTCGTCAAGATGCTCTCTAGCTCATTATTGAATACAAACCTACTATTCTTGTCTAATGCCTCGAGCAATCTAGTGCCTTTGCCATCGTCATGCTCCTCCTGGCGTTCCATTAACTCGATCCCGTCAGGCTTAACATCCTTAGTCCCATTCTTTACCCAAATAGCATATAGCTGTGGGTCATGATAAACTCTTTCCCTAATTTTCTTGGCACTTGTCCCGAAATGTTCCGCCACCTTTCCGTAATCTCCGTCAAACTCCTTCAGGGCTTGGGCAAGAACATCAGTTTTAATTTTGTGCGACCTGGGCATCTTGAAGTATTTTTATAAGGGGAAGGAATGTTGTATTCCAATGGTCTGATCTACGAAGAAATGCGTAAGTTCCTTTTCGTGAGTATGCAGATATGCGATTTCGATCTAAGTAGTTAAATGGGTCAAAGTTACAGCCCTTGCAGAAATTCCTAGCCTCCCCGACTGTTACATCATCCCATGAGGTTAACTTGGATATTTTCCTTACCCGATCTAGCGACAAGCTCCCACGAATAGCAACCTCTTGATCACTAAGGGCACAGTGCATCCTAGCACCCTCACGCTCTTTGGCGTAGAGTCTTACAAATACAGGAGGGTACTTAGTCAGTATCTCCCACGGTGTTCTTTTTCCATTTTTTGGCATTGGACATTAGTTTGTTCATGTCAGGCTTCTTTCTATCGTAGTCGCCTATAATTACTTTTGTTCCGCAGCCAGCACGGTGAGCTGTCAATATCCAGTTATCGAAATACTCCTCCATGATTGGTTTAATTCTCCGAAAGCATGAAAGTGCTTCCTGGTTCCTTTTGTCATCCTCCATGTTTTAGAATTAACAAAACACACGCTGAAAATGCAACACGAATTTTCGTGTTATGTGGAATATATGTGAGGTTTATGTGGAGTTTATGTGGAATAAGGTGGAGTTAGGTGGAATAATCCGTGGAGCGATTGGGAGCGATTGGGAGCGATCGGGGGGCTAAACATTTCTTTACCTCCCCGAAAAACTATGGTTTATAAAACCGTAGTTTATTTGCCATCGTAGCTCAGTTGGTAGAGCAAACGCTTCGTAAGCGTTAGGTCACCGGTTCGATTCCGGTCGATGGCTCCAGTTTGAAATATTCAAGTGCTACATCCTTAGATACCTTCTTGTTACGATAAAACCTTTGGAATGTTTGGAAGTTAGAATGACCCATTGTGTGCATTGCCCACTCCATTCCCTTGTACCAATATCCGTATGTTCCGAAGCTATGCCTTGCTCCATCCGCGGGATATTTAAATCCCAACCTTACGCAAGCCCGCCGTCTCGATTGATTTATCCCTGACCAAGAGGACATAACTTTACCACTTCTCTTCTTGGGTACCCATGACCATAAGTTCTCAGGCAGATCGTAGAGGGTGCGTTCTCCCCATTTGGCAATTTCACCTGGTATCTCAATATACTCTCCCCATTTAATATGCTTGTATTCAAGCCTACTCATTTCTCCATTTGGTCTAATCCCTGTGAAGCACATAAGTGCAAATGCAGGTTGGTGAGATGGTTTTATCCCTCGGAGGATCTGTAAGGCTTGTTGTGGTGTTAATATCCCAATCGGACTCGGTGTTTCTTTTACATTGAGCAATTCGATATTCCAATCTTTCTGCGGAGTATAATCTTTATAATGACACCATCTAAGAAAAACTTCCCAAACAACTTTATAGGTCTTCCTTGTAGACTTCGTCCAAAGCTTACCTTTATTGGGTCCCGATCTAGCAACCTGCAATTCTAAAGTCTGACTTAAAGATTTCAAGCTAATGTCCCTTATCTTTTCCCACTTGAGTAGCATCTCTAGTTTGTGCTGTAGCATTTGCGTATTAGATCGCGGATACCTTCTTTGGTAGTCTGCTATATATTCTTTTAACGCAAACTCTGTAGTGGTTTCATAACCTTGTGGAATTGTTTTTGATTTCTCCTTAATCCATGCTTCCACATCGAATCTTACGGCATCTGTATACTTCTTAAAAAACTTACGAGTGCGTACTCCGTTAGAGTGAATGTCTAGTATCCATGTATCTTTACCATTCGCTTTGCCTTTGCGGATATTTATTTTCATTTATTGCCAGTTTTATTGCCAGTTGAAGTGTGAAATAGGGGTATATTTCGGTATAAAGCGATAGGATTTACTTACAACAAAAAAAGAGCCTCACCGAAGTGAAGCCCTTTGTTTAAGCGGGAATACCGCGTATTTAGTGGATAGTTTAGAGTAGTATCATTTTTATGCAATTTCTCATTACGAATGAGATGCTATTCGCTTATTTCATGCTTATCATGGCTAGATATTGCCAATCTATTGCCACTCCATACCCAATCGCGCAGTTCTGCATCCCATTGCACACCTGCTCGATGAAGCATCGTTGCCCCTTCATGCGAGATTCCTGCTTGGTTTTTCATATTATTGAACTGCTCGTCAGATATAACATTACCTTTAGGGCTAATATACCCGATTGAAAAACCAATCGTTAATATGCATGCACTAAAAAGTAATGCTCTATCTCTAATCCAATCCCTCCACGACTCATGTCCGTAGAGTTTTTTTCCATCCACCTCCACCGAGGCAATTCCGCCATCGAAATCCGTTATCCACTCTTGCGAGTCGTAGTTAATTTTAATTTCTTGGCGGTGGGAGTTCATTTATTTTTACTTCCTTTCGTTTTTAAGGACCACGCAAATTGGTCAATTTTGAGTGCGTCCGTGGGTTCTGATTTAGGGTTTTTGACCAAAGAATAATACGCGAGGCAGGCATCCTTCACATAAGCCGCTACCGACTTGTTAGTGAGTTCGCAAATCTCGGTAATGAGACCGTAAGAGTCTGCATCAATGCGTGAGTTTATTGCTACTGGTTTTGTCATTTTTTCTCCTGTTTAATTTGGGATTTAGTTCTTTTTATCGTTTCTTATCGTTTCGTCAAGTAAAAATATACAAAATAAATTTAGTTAGTAATAAAAGCACTTTTTTCTTTTCCGATGCACAACTTTATTGCATAACGCATAACTATGTTACGAAGCGACATAGAAGAAATTACCCTACTTAAGAAGGGAGAAACGGCTAAGTTGCTCGGTTTTGGCGGAACCGCAGGGTACAGATACTTAGATCATCTTGCTCGATTGGGTGTGTTAAAACCGATCTTCTTGCCAGCACTTAAAACCCCGAGGTATCGGAGGGAAGAAGTTCAAGCAGTTATTGATTCTGCTAAGGATGAAGCCGATCAGTTACCTCAATTCAAGTCATACAGATAATGGAAATACTACCAAACTTAAGCGGAATAGCTGATCCGCAAAATGTCAGCCAAAAAGGAACAGGCAGATTTACTGCCGACTACATAAACTGGGCTCGGACTCTTCAGGATATCCGACAACACGCACAGGGATGGATGCCCGAGATGCAAACAGACATTGACGGGAATGAGATTCATAAAGCACCCGATGGCTCAGGATATTTAGTAGTAAGATTCACACACATTGATGGGACTATGACCGCAGGGATTCCTCATGCGATTATGGATCATAAGATGAACCCACTGCCGGGAGACAAAATCGGAGCCCGTGATGTGGCAGATTCTTTTGTTCGTGGAGCATGTAAAGCGGCGGCGGCATTGTTCGGTTACGCTTGGCAGATGTGGAGTAAGGACGACCCCATGGAACGGGAAGAACAAGGCGACCCTATTAAAGAGGGGAAAATTCGTCAGTCCACCAATAACCCGCTACCTAAAGATCAAGAGGAAGTTCCTGCTGAGGATTTAGTGGATGACACTACCGTTGAAGGCGATTGGATACTTGGGAAGGTGATTTGGCCAGGAAAGAAAAAGCATACAGGAAAGATGCTTGAAGTTATCGCCAAGGAAGACCCGAACTACCTTAAAGGCATCCTTAAAAATGCTTACGAAGTTTTATCCGAATCCGACCCTGAGTTGCTTAAAGCAGTTGAATGGGTGGTTTCCAAAATGAATGACAATGGGAAGCAGGATTTTCAAAAGGGTAACTAGACCTTATCGAAAGCTTAGAAAATACAATGCGTTTTACGAAGATGGTTTCGGTAAGATGAGAAACGCAATGGTTTTTGAATGCTACGATCGAGAAGAGGCTAGAGAGCGGGCACTTAAGTTTGCCGATCTTATTAAATGTAAATTTTCACATGTAGCGGAGGTAGCTAATGAGAAGTGAGGAAATAGATGCAAAACTATCTGCTTCTAAAATGGAGGCGGCAAGTCTTTGCCCATCCTACTTCCAAGCTAATCGCCAGTTCATGTGGAAAGCAGATCGCGAGTCTGCCAATGAAGGAACGGTCCGACATGAAAACGAGGAGAATGAAGTTCCCCTTGAGGAAATTGAGGATGATGAAAGAAGACTTTGTGCATACAGATGTCGACAAGCATTGGCAGAGTGTCGTGAAAAAGTATTTGGTAGCAAGCTCGGCGAAGGGTTGGTCGAGCGTGAGTTACGGCTATGGGTTGATGAGTCGTGGAGTGGACAACTAGATTATGTTGAGCGTTTGGGGGTAGACGTTCTTATAGCAGACTATAAGACCCTCCACGGCTCTCATTCCCCTGCCCCCGAAAATGTTCAGTTAATCGCTCAGTCGGTTCTCTATTGGTATAATAACCAAGAAGTGGAGAATTTCTATTGTGCGTTGATTGAGCCTTTTAATGAGCCGACTTACACTACCGTGCTTTACACGGCAGATGTCCTAAAAAAGAAGCTAGAGTGGCTAAATGAAGTTGTAGCAAAAAGCTACGCAGAGAATCCCGAGAGAATATTCGGACCAAAACAATGTAAGTGGTGTTCTGCGATGTGGGCATGTCCCGAAGCAAAGTCACACTTATTTTCGTGTTTACAAAAACTACAGGAGGAAAAATGACAGAGAAACGGTGGATGGATAGCATTGAGGACATTGCTGACTGCATGACAAAAGTTCCACTTATGGAACAATTCGTGAAGCAAGTAAAAGCCTTGGTGAGAGAAAAACTAGAAGAGGATCCAAGTAGCATACCAGGATTTAAACTTCGCAAAGGTGGAAACATTTCTACCTACGAGGCATTTGAAGTAGCGGAGATTCTAATGAGTACGAATGTACTTCAATGGAATGATTTCCTAAAGGGATGCAAGTATGTGGATGGAGCCATGGCAAAGCAATGGGCAGATAAGCGTGGTATCTCTTTAGCGAAAGCTAGAGTGGATCTTAAGGATAGGCTAAAGGACATTGTTAAAACTAAGCCTAAAGCCTCTTCAATCGTTAAAGACAATGGGTGATGGAATCGGGAGAAATAATAACCCTCAGGATAGCGAAGCGAACCCCTTCCTTAAATACTCTTCTTCGAATGAACGAGTGGGAGAGGTTAAGGGAGAAACGAGATATGAATATGGAGACTCTCCTCGCCATCGAGTCCGCATTGTTAGCAAACGCGTCAGACTTTGCGACCCGGATAATTTGGTTGGGGGAGTCAAGCATCTCGTCGATGCGCTCAGGATTGCGGGAATTATACCAGAAGACGATCCAAAAGCGATCACCCTCGAAGTCAGTCAGGAAAAAGTCTCCTCGTACAAAAACGAAGAAACGTGGGTGGAGGTCTCAAGATGAACGATAACGATTTAAAGGTCGCTGTACGCTTCAAAGGCAATCTTCGTGGGTTGCTAGAATGGTATTGCGATCAAGTGGATATGGCTCCTTCTGCGGTAATAAAATCTTTGGTAGCCGAAAAATTATCAAAGTACATAGGTAGCCCTGTAGTATCACCAGAGGTCTACTTAGAAAATAAACCAATAAATGCTCAAGTATCACCACAGGTCTACCTGCCTCGTACGCGTGCGGGGGATACTAAGAATTTATCGTTAGATAAATCTAACTCTGTCGAAGTCGACAAGCATGAGCAATTCTTCAAATCGTTTCTCGGGCATTCGGACTTTGTAAAGTTCCCCGAAAGAATCTCCAAGGCAATCAAAGACCAATGGAATGAAATCCTCGATTCGAAGATGAGCGGAAAAGAAATGGCGCAAGCCTACAACGAATATGTCAAGCAATCCAAAAGAGATGGGGACAAGTTCAGTCACCCAAACTCATGGATCGCAGGACATGGATGGAAAAACACTCAATCAAAGGAATCGAATGAACCAACAGGTAATTATGACTTCTGAGCAATTCGACTCAGAACGAGGACTCATTTCTTGCATCAGAGATGAAGAGGATGAGATGTACAAAGTATTCGCCTACGCAATCGAGCAAGGCATAACCGCAGAACACTTCCAAGAACCCGCTTGTAGGGAATATTGGATGGCAACGGTACTAGCTGAGAAAGAAGGAGACTTCGGAATGATCGGCACGCACCAAAGATTATCCAAGGAGTTCTACAGCGAATATCCACACTTCAGTGAAGAAGTTCTCCCAGCCCACGAGATGGTAACTTTTGCTAAAGGAAAGTATGCCGTTGATCAGATGGTCAAGGAAGCAAACTTCCGTAAACTCGAAAGCATTGGGTCGGACTTACACCTTAGGGTGAAGGATAGAAACAAAATGGATGATCCAATGGATTACGCATTGGCATCCGAAAGAGAACTTCAGAATCTGATTAAACCAAAGAGCAGTACGCTCATGGATTCCAAGGAGTTGACCAAGTCAACCATTAGCGAAATTAGAAAGAGCTTGGAGCAGGGTCCCGCTAGAATAGAACCCCATCTGCCTTGGTTGAGGTACGGATTGAATGGTGGGTTTAAGGATAGTCACCTAAACATTGTTGCGGCTCGTCCATCCGTTGGGAAGACAACCATCGTTCTCAATTTCATTTATCATGCCGCCCTCCAAGGGAAGAAAACTTTATTCTTCTCACTCGAAATGAAATCCGAATCGCTTTGGGAAAAGCTAGGACTCATCCGATCAGGTGCAGAGAATGGATTGCCATACAAAACCACCAACGCAGAAACCAATAAGAGGAATGCAGAAACCTTGATTCGCAATATCGAGGAGTGCAAAGACCTACCGATCTACATTGATGATTTTGCAGGATCAAACATGGGAAATATTCGTGCGACCTCTAGGATCATGGATAGGAAGCATGGACTTGATTGCATAGTCATTGATTATCTAGGACTCGTAAAACCTGAGGATTCAAAAATGCCAAGAGAGCAACAGGTCGCTGAGATCAGTAGATTATCCAAGGCATTGGCAAAGGAATTAAATCTTCCAGTATTCTTAATCGCTCAGCTAAACAGAGATTCAGTCAAGCGTGGATCAGAACCACAACTTCATGACCTCAGAGAAAGCGGACAGATCGAACAGGACGCAGATGTGGTAATCCTTCTTCACCGAGATCTACTTGGGGATGACAAAGAGGATGTGAAAGTAATTGTGGCAAAGCAAAGGTTCGGTGGATGTGGTCATTCGGGAGATAAGATCAAATTCAAACCAATGTGCCAAAGATTTATCCAAGAGGAAAATAATGCACTCAACGACGGAAGACGAGAGGTATCATTCCGTGAAACTTTAGACTTCGATGACATTACGAGAATATGAGCAGTAAAAGCAAAGGACAAAAGGGTGCGTTCGGCGGACTGAAAGGGAAACGCAGAAGGGCACAAATCAGATATTTAGCAACGAGGCAAAACGCCTCGTCTAACAAACAACAAAAGGAATCATAAATATGAACGGTAAAATGTTATTCTACGGAAATATAACGCTCGTGGCGGACGCTGAAGAGGTAAAAGTTGGAGATGGGACTTTGGTAAAGTTCCGCGGAGCATGGAATGAGAAACGCAAAGGAGAAAGCATTGCTTCCTTCGCAAACTTCGAGTCCTGGTCGGAGTACAAGAACAAGCACATCATGCAATTCTTCAAGAAGGGTAAAAATGTGTCAGTTCGTGGAAGTATTTCAGAAGATACCTACGACGATAAAAACGGCAATAAGGTTAAGACCTACCGTTACAGACTTGAGGATTTCGATCTTCTCGACAACCGGAACTCAGGCAATGAGGGATTGGACATTTAATGTTGTCCGACTACTTGTCAGGAGTGCTTACTCTATTCCCGGAAGGGTGCGTCAGTTGTGGCGCACTCTTCTGGTGTGGGGTCGCGTTTCTCGGGTATACCATGAGTCGGGGATGCAGGGACTGAAGCGTTGGCGCAGTGTGCGTGGGGTATCGAAGGATAACCTTCGTCGAAAAGTTTCGCGAGGGAAAGATAGTAATCAAACTCCATTTCCTCCGTATCGGGGTTGACATCGGTTTGCATGTAACACATAAAATCGTGTAACAAGATGTGGGCAATACTTTTATTGATAATTATATTAACTTTCTGTGGATATTTGTATGTGGGACCTGGAAACAATAATCAGGATAAACAGTGAAGCGTTCAGGGCCTCTCAAAAGAAAAACTCCCCTGCGCAGAGCGAGCAAGAAGAGGCAGAAAGAAATGCGGGAGTATGGGACACTAAGGACCGAGTTTATGGAAAAGCTTCCTATCTGCGAAGTGTGTATGAAGGCAAACTCAACAGACATTCACCACAAGGCGGGACGGGGGAAACATTACCTTGATGTCGATACTTGGTTATCCGTATGCAGATCCTGTCATGACAAGATTCATAGAGAGCCCGCATGGGCAAGAGAGAAAGGATTCCTAATATGAAGTTTTTAATTCTGATCATTATCATTTTCCTTAATGGGTGCAGTTCGAACTGCAAAAGGAAGACCTGTTGCCCGATGCCAGGGCATGGCAGTTGTCCAATATGTTTTTACGAGAACAATGAACCTAGACTTCCTTGAGCCTAAAGACTCAGCTTACTTGCTGAAGAATCACTTACTCTGCGTGCCTGCTGAGTGGATGATCCAAGAAGATGTATCAAAATCAATCGAGGAGAGTAAGCCTGTCTGTAAGAAATTTTTGGATGATGTGGAGTATAGGAATGACGCACAACCCATTGACTTTCCAGTACTGGATCATGTGACCAAGCACTTTGATGGAGTGTACTCTATGCCTTTATTCTCTGATACCTTTTGTAAGGTAGTTCTTGATGAGATTAACCACATCAAGCAGACGAATGGGTTTTCAGTCAATGAAGGCGAGGAGAAGGAAGTACAGATCGAAGAGTTTAAATTAGCAGAGAAATCACCCGGTTGGTATTACTCCATGTGGCAGATTATTGCAGGTAAGATAAATGTCATCTTTGCTTCTCTGTTTCAGAGAATCGTAACCGATGGGATCATTCAGTTAGCTAACTACAACCCAAAGGAAATCACTCAAACAACCTGGCATCATGATGGCGATGCAGACATCACTATGGTCGTACCACTTAACACGGGTGGATACGAAGGTGGTGGTACAGAATTTTGGAATACGGGTGTAGTTGATCCACTTCCCAATGGTCATGCACTTATATTCCCAACATACGGATGTTTGCATAGAGGTTTACCCCTCAAGTCAGGTGATCGATACCTATTCGTATTTTGGCTCAAAGAAGACAAGAAGGAAGCAACTAAGGATGATTGAGCTACTCACATACGCACTCTTTTTAATTCTAGGCATCCTAGTCCTAGAGAAACTCCTAATGAAGTAAAAATATGGCTAAGAAAAAGACAGCAACACCCGAGGCTAAAGCCGAGGAAAAGACTAACGAAAAAGTCCCTGTAGCGGAAGCTATTATTGGACTCGCACTTAAACTCGGGCAGGAGCAAGAGTTAACTCTGGGCGAACTGATCGGACACATAGAATGTGCCAAGATGGATGTCTATGAGAGAATTACTCGTCAGGCACGAGCAAACGCGCAAGCTCCCGACGCGCCATCCGAAGGTGCCGACAAGCCGGAACTAGAGGTCGTTTCCTAAGTTTTAATCGAGGCAAGAGGCGGAAGGTGTAGTGTTCGCAAGAACACTCACCGTATCCGTCAAACTCATCTAGGTCTACTAGATGTACATTCTCAGGGTTTTGTAAGCTTGTGAGGAGGAAACGCTTTGCTTCCATCCATTCACACTTCATCATCCAAATAGATTTCTTAGGAAACTCATACCCATGAGTCCCCTGCCTCCAACTGGTTTTGGCTGAGTGCCACCTACTTCGATTCTGTCCCCTTCGGGACCGTATGCCCATCTACCACCATTCTTTGGCATATCCATTGAGTATGCCATGCCTGGAGTTGGTTTGTAGCTATATCCGCTAGGTAAATCACCACCTTCTGATTGCCCGTGGCGCATCGCTGGAACTCGTGGTCCACCAGCTCCCTGCCTGTTAGCTTGCATACCGCGTCGGGCAATATCATTCATCGCACCAAACATACCGCGTCCACCTCTTGGTGTCATGAAAGGATCCATAGCTCCTCCCATACTTGGACGACTAAACATACCACCAAGTCCACGACCGATACCTCCAAAGATTCCACCACTCATACCGTCATCACTGAATGAAGTATTGTATGGGGATCCACCAAACATACCACCGAAGGGTGCTTGTTGTTGCATGCCAAACATACCTCTTCTACCACCTCCGTAAGGATTGAATGGCTGCATACCTCCAAATCCAGGGAATTGTCCGTATGGAGAACTATTTCTAAACATTCCTCCGAACATAGAGTCTAGCCCCATATTGAGAGGCCCTCTACCCATTCCGCGTCTGCTAGGAGAATATGAATCAAAATTATACGGGTTAAACTCACGCTGTCTACCCATGTTACTATAAAGTCTATCCTGAATTGCGTTACGGGCTGTATCAAAGAGTTGCTCACGATCGGGACGCTCACCCTCATACATCTCATCAATCATACGCTCTTTGGTCTCATACCGCTGACGATCAATCATTGGAAGATCACGACCCTCGCCCTTTCCGAAATCATTGTAGTGAGTTTCACCAAACTTTATTGCGGCATCTCTGTATGCATCTAGGTCTAGCTTACTTTCGTCTATCTTACCTGCAGTCGAATCCCATGCGGGTTCATATAGAGCTTTAGCCTCAGGTGAATTTTCAAATGCTTTTCTTAGATCAGGTGTGTTTCTGACATAATTAAAGTAGTCGGGGTCTTGGTAATTTACCAACTCCTGATACTCTTCAGGTACTTGCCTCGTAAGCATAGGTGCATCAGGACGAGGTGCTGTACGCAGATCACGGTCATTGAATCTACTGAATAAATCTGTAGCTAATCTCTTTGGCCTGCGACCCACGCTCTGTGCAGATGTTACGGGATCATAAGCGTTTCTGAATCCACCACCAAAGTCGTAAGTTCCCCTACTAAGACCTGATAAACCTCTACCCATTCCTGTGTATCCACCGTATGATGGTTTAGCGAAACCACTTGCTATGCCTGATAAGCCGAATCCACTACGTGCGGGTCTTGGTCCTTGGTCAAATATACTTTTGAGGGCTGTACCGAATCCAAACATGTTACTATGTTATTCGTGTGACTCTGATTGGTCAATATATTCCTTTAACCCATGGGTAATGGCTATTTGCACAAAGTCCTCATCTGTGGCTACTTCCTTACCCATCTTGACTAGCGTAGCGTGTGTAGAATCCTCCATCTCAAGGTTCATCCTTACATGCATCTCCTCCTCCTCGGAGACAATCTTAATTACCGGAAGATGATCCAAACTTGTATCTGAGGTGGTCAACTTGTTCCTCCATTTTCCCTACTACACCCTCTAGGTATTTAAGGCGCATATTTTGCTCGGCATCATCGGGTAACGACCCCAATTCACCTCGAGGCCATTTGACCCTAAATTCTGAGTTAAGTTCAAGCTCATGCTTCACACGCTCTATGTCCAGTTCTATGGCGTTGATCTTATTCCACACCACACTGTATCCCCAGACACATGTTCCGACCAGGGCTATGACCTTGGCGGCGAACTGCAGATTTACCCGCGCGGTAGACTCTTCACCTAGTTGGGTCATTTACGCATAGACTTCTTGCCGCGACACTTCCACTTCTTACGAGAGAGGTCATTGGCACATGGTGGGTTCTTGCACTTTTTTATGCCCGCACTACGGGCGCAGTAGGCATCACCCTTCTTGGTGCCAGGGCGTATCCTATCCCCACCACCTTTGGCTTTACCTGCTTGTCCGTAAGATACTTTACGCTTCCTGCCAGTCTTAGGATTTCTTACGACCTTTGCGAACCGTTTTCCTTTTGCTGGCTTTGCTGACTTTCTTTTTGTTGCCATGTTTGCCTCCTCTACATTTTGTACAACCGCAGTTCATTTCTTTCCTAAGCATTTACCAGCCTTTTTACACTTAGCCGGGAACTTGCACTTACTGCATGGTTTAAAGGGCTTTTTTGCCACTTTTGCTTTCTTTGCCTTTGTTTTCTTACCGTATGCCATAATTATGCCTTTTTTGTCCTGCGCCCCATGCCTACTCGCCGTTTTTCAGCTACGAGCTTTTTCTTGTTTTTTCCGACTTGTTTCCAAGTCTTAGGTGTTTTTTTAGAAACTCTTTTTGTGGGTCGGCATTTCTTTACCTTCCCCTTCTTCTTACCACAGGCATCTCCATCCTGATCCTTCCACTTCTCCTTAAACCAACGCTTAAGAGCCGCTCCCTTTGCTGTCTTTCTTACTGCCATATTCCAATGATGTTAAGTAGAACCAAAGGTCTATTACTTCCTCCTTCGCATTTTTAATACGATCCTCGAAAGACATTCGGCACATTCCTTTAGTACCGTCAGGGTTATGCTCAAAGATGCCATCAATGAACTTTGCCCGAGCCTTTTTCTGAAACTCCTCAAGAGCCTTATCCATAAGTTTAGCATCATCATACTGCGTACCCCTCACTTCTTCTTCCCTGCTTTTTTCTTACGACACTTAGCTATAGCCCCACTAGCATACGCACTAGGGAATACCTTATATGAACGCTTTACCTTATGGTAACAGGCATCCTTTTTGGATTTAGCTTTCTTAGGCATAGTAACATTTTAATTCGTGTAACATGATCATGCAAGATACTTCGCATTCTGTTTCTTGGGTTTCTTTACATACGGCTGATTAAAATACCATTCGTCCCATACCTCACATGCGCGAAGCGCATCCGATTTATTTTCAAAAAATGTGCCAATTTCATTTGGGAATCTAGTTCCCTTGGCAAGCCTTGGGCCGACAGGAACTTCCCCCATGGTCTCATGGGATAGTTTTACCACCCACCCAAGATTGCCCAGGTCAGCCCGGACAACGAAGGCAGGTTTACTCATCCTGTTCGGTGATCGCCAGTAAGCTCTCCCGAGTGTGCATCAGTTTAAGAAGGAGTCTTGCTTTCTCATCTTCCAGTCGTTTCTGACTGTTTTCAAGAACTTGCAAGTCCATCTGTATATTCTGCTTACGACTCTCAAGGACAGCCTGTAGGCTATTATCTTGTTCTCCGCTCATTTGCTTTTCAGTTGGTTTATACACCACTTATAAGCCTGCTCCAGCTTACCCACTTCAAAAAATTCTCTAATCGCCCAATCTCCAGTGTCTTTACTGAATAAACAAAACCACTCGGGCTCTCCGTTTTCGGTGCTTAGTTCTAGGGTTGCGTAGTACTTCCCGTCACTCACTTCCCCTTTTAGTCCTGACCACTTCATTACCATCCGAAATTATCTCCAAATCTTTCACGCCCCCAGCAATGTTCCTTAACCAATGCCTTATATGGTGCGTAGCACCCACATCCCATAACCGAACCCTCGAATGGTCGGCATGTCTTGCGGGTCTTATCAAATATTGGGCAGTTGTAGCATTTACGCATCCTCTCCCGCCACATTGCCTGTGAGTAAGGACTCCTATATACCAAAAAGCTCGCCTTGAGTATTGCGAGCCAGTCTTTGAAAGAAACCTTCGGTCCGAAGGCAACTCTGAGAAATTCTTTAAACCTCTTAAATCCCACTATCCACTTCTCCTATTAGGTCTTGGAGTAACAGTCCTTGGTGTCCTGGCGGCTTTATTAGCGTCTCGGTTCGTATATCTTTTCTTCCGGTTCCTTGGGCTTAATGGACTATTCTCTTCCACTTCTTCCATCGGTGTTCCTGCTCCCTCTAGGTACTTATCCAAAGTTAAACCAATTTCTTCAGTAATCATCTCTTCGGGACTTGATGGCGGAGCCGCAGGGTTTACACCAACCTCAACGGAATCTAGTCCTGGAGTCTTATTCTTGCCCTGACCCGTAGCAGATGCACCTACTCCATCACCCTGCATAACAGGATCTTGCTTAATTGTCTGACCTAACGGACTTGATGACCTTCCTGCACCCGGTGCTAATTGACCAGGATACATCATTGCCGCTTGTGCCGTACCTTTATTCCCCGAAAATATTGATCCAAGTAGACCCGCACCCTGTATTCCCGTTGCCAACTTATCCCAATTACTCATCTGAGGCACTGCAGGCACTGCACCCGGTACTGCTCCTGGAGCATTTACAGCAACTCCACCAAATCCATTACCCTGTCCAGCGACAGGCATTGCACCCGGTACTCCACCACTTGCCGCATTTAATGCCGCACCACTCATTTGTGCAGGAGTAGCACCCACTCCACCTATGTTTGGAAGGTATCCACCCAACGCACGGTCTGCCGCGCCATACATATTTCCCAAATAACCCGCACCAAACGCTTGTCCACCAGGCAAAACTCCGCCCAAAAGCTTATCTGCACCTAAGTACATACTGTTTAAGCCACCAGTAAGGTTACCTGACACCAGTTGACCAAGCCCGTTCCCCATGCTAGTGATCCCTCCCTGTAGTACATTACCCACTACTGGTATGTGAGAGGCCGCACTAGCTAGGTGTCCCGCTCCATTTGCTATGGCACTACCTGCATTTGTTGCCAAGTTGCCTATGCCGCTAATTATACTACCTAAACCAGGTATGAAATAACTCGGAACCTCGGTTGAGACCTCTTGCTTCTTTTCCATAACACGAAATTTAGTGTTACAATGCGCAAAAGTCAACTGCTAGTAGTCCTGTGGTGATACCTGATTTTGTCAGGGGGGCTGGAAACTAGAGAATCGGGGTATATATATGCACGCACGCCAAGACCCGTCCCCCCCAAGGGGGGTATGTTACACTATGGGTGTAGTGTTACAGATATGTCGTAAGTCGTTTATTAGCAAGGTTTTCTAGGATGGGTTCGGCGAAAGGGTCGCCGTTCCCCTCTGTTATTATTAACTCAACGAAAGGAACTATAGAAAACGCACAAAATACAAATACATTTAAGTAGTCGGGGCATCCGTCTTAATTGAAACTTATGACCACTACTTATCCATCATGGATGACACTATCCGAAAGTGTCCGAAGCGAGACAAGACGCATCAAGACCAATGGTCTTTAGGTCAGACTATCTCTCACGAAAGCAAAAGCAGACGGTACATTCCCTCCCATGGCGACATGGTGCAGTAGTGGCAAGGCGAACGCTATTCGATGAACGATTGGTAGTGGAAACCACACGCAAGTGGTGACTATGTGGCGATGAATATTGACTCGGGGAGAGTGGACGAATGACACTCGAAAGAATGAGTTGGGGCAACCCTCTACATTGATGTGAACTCTGTTTGGTTCGCATTGTTGATGGCACTTTATGGCAAAAGATAAAGATCAGCCTAACGCAAGCAATGCAGTTGAGGAAACTGCTGACAATAACGCAACCGTGTTTATTGATGCTTCGCAAGACAACAACGCAATCGGTATGTGGGATGATGCGATTATTCCACACACTGACAACCACGCTAAGAGACTAGTCGATGCCAAGGCTCGCAAACAGGAAGCAAAAGATGCCAATCGTTTGATTGCGTATCAAAACGCAACGAAAGATGTATCTAAGCTTTCCAAGTGGGAACTGACAGGCAAGACCATCGAAGATGCTACTCAATGTCTCATGGATGGTGTAGACACCTATTGTGAGACAGGCAAGTGGAAGCGAGATGGTGACGGCAATGGCAACGCTCAACTTGAAATGTACAAGATTGTATCTCGCGATGGCAAGTTGCATAGCAAGGTCAAGGATTCTATTCTTGAAGTTGAAAATGCAATTACGATCATTCGAGACGGCAAAAAGGTCACTACCAAGACCGTTACATTAAGCGAGTACTTCGCTTGGCAAGTTGAGCAACGGAAGCTAGGTTTCCGTAAGAATGTACAGGCTCAAAAGGTGATGCGATTGATCACCGGACATGAGAATACAACATTCCATGATGTTCCCGAGCCGGAAAAGGTAGAGAAAGATGATCAAGGCAGGCTCAATGTGACTTGCAAGGTTACCTTTACCACTACTGATATGAGGCGAGTGCTTCAAGATGGTATCGATCAAGGTTACATCTCTAATGATGGCGTAAAGGCATTACCTTTCGCATCTGCAGAATAGTATCTCTTACCCATGCTAGGCGAGGCTATGGTCGCCACCCCTTTCACCATCAACAATGTAACGAAAGGATCAAACAATGAGTAAAGCAAGAGACCGTAAAGGCTCACCCCGTTGGAAAGCTAAGAAGTTGCGTAGGCAACAACGCTATCTCAAATCATTAAAACCTCGCAAGCTAGGCTTGACGGCAACCAAAATGTTTTCGGAAGCACAAAGATGCGTTCGCAAGCACAATGGTCCCAATCGTCAAGGCTTCAAGGCTCAACGCATTGAGCGTGCGATATGGTTTCAAGATGGTGTTAAGATAAAAGGTTTTCAATCTTGGGGCGGGACCATCATACAACGTGGTCATAAACGCAATTGCAATCGTCAAGTTACAATTAGTGGTATCGCATTTCCAACTAGGTTTGGCAAATACCAATCATATGGTGGCAATCCGAATCCTACATATGCGATGCGAGTAATACACGCTAAGAGTGGCAACTATGAAGCGGCGATGGATTGCATCAATTATGACAAGTTTATTGAGTCACATAACAACAAGATCAACAATGCGATCGAGTATTATACACGGGAAAACAAGTACCATCGTATATACAATCCGAATGGAGTATCGTCATTTTGGAGAGAAGTACCTCGCAAGCGTAACAGGTAGTTACAAAAGAGCCGATCGGAAACGGTCGGCTTTTTTGTGCCTACTTGTCGAGGATGCGTGACTATCACGCGCTATCGAAGCGGCTCACTCTTTATGGATAATACAATCAACAATCTACCCAGTGCGTCTCCTGCTGACATACTCAGTACTCCTACTGAAGTACGACAAAAGCAGGAAGATGCATTGGACGAAGCTGCGGGCTCTCAATGGGTCTCTGTTGCGTCGGGTAAGACCGAACGTGAGGTGTTCAAGATCTCCAAGCGTGTCATTAATCTGACCAGGAGACAGAACTATGGGACTTGTTTAGCTCGTATATCGCCTACTAGGCATGGAGGATGATGATGTTTGCTCCCGCGGATACTCTTAACCTCCGATATATTTCACCAAGTAGTGCTGTGGTGACACCTATGTCGCCCTGTAGTGCTACTTACAAACCACAAATACAAATACAATGAGTATAAAATCAAAAAGTGGGAGAGTGTTGCGCTTCCCATCACAATCCAGTGCGCAGCAGAAGTTAGGCATAGGTTTTACGTATGCCAATGGGAAATGCTATCCGTCTGATGAGACGGTGTCTATGTTCCTGGCGTCAAGCGAGGGTCGTAGTAAATACGGCAAGCATGCCGGTACAGAGTATCTGCGCAAAAAGCGGTACGATGCTGACTTCCGTCGTGAAGTCGGTGCATGGTTCAATAAACACTTCGAGTTTTCTGTCACGGGTCGTGGCAAGAAAGCGGAGTTTAGGGCCACACCAAAGGGAGTTCCCGGTGCAGGTCGTGGTGTGGATCGTCGTTTTAACAACGGCATGGCTGATGCACTTGCTCATGCAGGTGTGTCTATCTTGTAACACGATTTTACGTGTTACTTAACCTTATAAATGTTAGGAAGAAATATATGACCCTTAATCATAAACCCTTACCAAGTTTCGGTATGGTGCCAACAGACCCAACCCGCGTCCTACTTGTACAACAGCATGGAAGAACATGGTGTCCACCAAAGGGACGCATGGAGGAAGTGGATGGTGGTAATCCTATTAAAACTGCTTCGCGTGAACTGCGAGAGGAGACTGGTTACAACTCCGTCCTTAAGGGAGGAGAAAGATTATCTACGATTACCAATGTGGGTATGCCTAAGCATCGCTTCGTGTATGCAAAGGATAAAGACTTGTCCTCTAAGGATGAGTATGTGCCTTTAAGCACGACTATTACGCGCCCTACATTCGGTTGTCGCCCTGATGGGGAGCCAGGTACCGTCAAGCTCGGTTGGTTTGGTCCCGAGAGGAAGTTCACCTACTACTTGGGGTTATGCAAAGACTTGGACAAGATCGACTTCTCGGCTAAGCGTGATCCGGCAATCACTGACATGAAGTTTGTTCCGTTCGAGGAGTTGCACCTTATGTGCCGACCAAGCAACAAGAAGTTTAACAACTATCTCCACCCAGAGGACTACAACGCAATCGTCACGCTAGTTCAGAGATCAATAGATCAATACAAGGCTAAGATTGCCCAAGCACAGAGGAACTAATCATGGAAGAAGGATACTTAAATACTAAGCATTTGCCCGCTGTGTGGGTAAATCAACGAGTGCAACAAGCGTTCTTTACCACCGCCAGGCAACAGCCCAAGCGTGCCAAGATACTATCTGAAGAGCGTATAGGTGGCTCAGTGTGGGGCAGTATCGAGCATGAGGGTGAGGCTCAGTTGAGCGACATAGATACATTCGTTCCCTTAATCAGTGGTGAGGCTAAGAGGCTACCGCTTAATGGGTTTGCTATTCTTCCTTGGAGGGAGGTTAACTCTCGTAGACAGGATGACGAGCTGAACAAAGCTATGCGTCCTGACTGCACATACTATGCAGTGACTGCGAAGCAGTTATCTGCTGTGTTTCCATACGCTAGTCAGAACATACTGACCTTGCGTCAATGGATGCAACGGATGCCTGCTACAGTGAGTGAGATTAATAAGACTAGCAAATGGACAACACCGTTTGTGCATTATCGTGATCTTCAGAAGTGCATTGATCTTCATAACATTCTCGTGATGCCTTCGGTCAAGACAGGTAAGTATGAGATCACCTCGGATAACATAGACAGCATAGCTGTGTCTGAGTGTACAAAAGATGATGAGTATGGTGCCTGGTTGATCGTCGGTCCCGGTGAAAATGAGGGCGATGATGATGAGGTATGGACAACATATCCTGGACCACTCACTCAGGGATTACCTGACAAGTGGGATGGGCAACTGATGTCACTACTACCCACACCACACTTCGATGTGCAACAGGGTGCGTCCGGTGCTGTTGGTTGGGACATCGCAGACATACCCGAGTACACAGTGAAAGGACGATAGCATGTGCATATACTACAACACAAAACCCATAAATGTAGAAAGGATGAAGCGATATGTCAGGAGACTACAAGCAACTAAGCAAGGCTCGTAAGGATCTCGAGATTTGGATCAAGGACCCAGTGTTCCTCAGTGAGAAGGGTATGGATGTCGTACAGGCAGCCCTTGATGCACTTCAAGTAGGTGAAGAGGCAATACGAAGGTTGGTACAGATACAAGACATCATAGACCCTCCCGAACCTCACCCAAGATTCACCGTATGGAACAGAACAGATGGCATACCTGCCACTACATGTGAAACCCGTGAGGAAGCGGAGCAGTTCATCAAAGAGTTCCCTGAGAGATACAAGGCTCAAGGATACTACTTCACACATAAACAAGAAAGGCTAGCACCCGAGGATGTGGTGCTAGAGATAGAAGATCATGGATAGAGTACAGGTTTGGGACTGCGATCCCGATAGAATAGATGCCCTCAGTGATGCCAAGATAATCTTGGACTGCATTGAGAAGGCAGGAGAAACCCGTGTTACAACGGGTGAAATCACAATGCTTGAGGTTCCCTCGTTCATTAAGAACAGGTACCCCGAGTATAGTGCATTCATAATGCTTCTAATGGAAGCTAAACGACTAAAATCAATACAAGTAGTAAAGGAGGTAGCAAGTGAAGCTACAAGTTGAAATAGACACAGGCTTGACGGATATGACACCCACGCAGTTGGGTAATGCTGTCGAGCAAATATCAGTAGAGGTAAGGGATGGGCAAGCGTCAGGCACGGTAATGTTTGATGGTAAAGCCGTAGGTAATTACTTCATCACCCCAAGTAAACATCCAATGGATTGGCCCGCCAACCAGGATGCTGATTGTTACCATATGGAGGAGGTACACTAATGGTCACACCATTAACTATGCCCCATAAAGGACATCACTACACGCAGGGACATATACTTGACCGTATCAATGTGAGCATCGGGTATCCACCCCGTGCAACCACAGGCTCATACCATGTCACCGTGCGTGACCATGAGGTGGGTACACCTAAGATGGATGCGGACTCAGACCGTGTCCTCATGGATCGTAATGGGAATGTATATAACCGGAAGACCCAAGAGTATACACGCATGGACAAGGGAGTACAGGGAGACATACATGATGTCCTTCTGCAATGCTCTCATTCCACCGTGCAGTGGTGGGACTTGGAGTACTCATGTAGGCATAAGCGTGCTTGCATCATTGATGTATGCGATGGGTCGATTGTCGACTATCACACGCGCCGCAACCTAGTCGATGTGCCAACTATTGATCCTTTCGTGTCAATGATTGATATGCCTTGGCTAGTTACTCGGTTCCCTGTGTGGGACGAGGTGCATGCACAGGATGCGTTTGATACTATGAAGAATGCTTATGAGCATTTCGTGGCGATCAATACTTCCTCTGCATACAACTGGGAGGGTGTTGTCGTGGTGGATGCTACCCTTCCTTACGATCTAACCCGTAAGCAGTCGATGAACTTGGGTATGCATACCAAGTATAAGTTCCGATGATCGCAGTACAGGAGGCATTCTCCTTTCTGCATCTTGATATCGCTCACATCAAACCAAGTGACTTCCTACTACTCAAGAAGGAGGAGGATTTCTTCGTACTACACCTCAATCATAAAGAGGGTATTATGTTCGATACGACTCCTGCATCCAATAAGCATACACGCAAGTGGTTGGAGGAGAAAGGATACTCCAGGCAATTCATACATGAACTACTCGAACGGATACCCGCCGAGTATGATTGGCTTATGCTTAGTCAGGATGGTGAGCATGTCGATGAACTGGAGTCGTTCGCATGGGTGTAACGCACATAAAGGATGTTATCGGGGACCCGGAGGTCTTCGTGCAACACATGATTCGTGACGCTATGAGAGGAGCAAAAGATAACCTTCCGTTGGAAGATAAACCAATGGAGCAACTAAACCACGAGGAGTACATCCGTCAGTGGGAGGAGGAAAATAATAAGAGATGCAAACATGGGCAACATGGAAACCCAAAAGCTTCGATGAACTCATCGGAGACGGAATCCGAACCCAAGCAGAACTCATCAGATACGCACTCGGACAGCCCGAGGGCGAGCGGTGTTTTCTGATTCATGGGTATGAAGGCAGAGGTAAGACCACTATCGCTGACATGCTCGCGAGGGAATGGATAGATGATCCGCTCAATTACCAAGTCGTTAAGGGTGCCAAGGTAACTATGGCTACCACTAATGAATGGGAGGAGCAGTCAGCTACGACATTTATGTTCGGCTCTCGCCGAGCGATACTCGTCAATGAGTGTGATCGGATTCACAAGGATGTGCAGGACAGCCTGCATGACTGGTTACAGGACGAGATGCCTAAGTCATACGCGTTCTTTGTAACTACCAACAAGAAACCCTGCCATCGGGACCAGTACGAAAAGATGTCCGCATCGGAGAAAGCTGAGCATTTGACTCCGAAGTTTGCATCTAGGTTCACATGGTATGAAGCACCCAAGATACCCACGAATGAGCTAGCTATGGAGTTGGCTAAGATGTGCCTCAAGGGTGTGCAGATGAAGAAAGGATTAGATCAACAAGAGAATGCTCAACTTAAACTTAAAGCCGCTAAGATCTGCGTTGAAAACGGCGGTGGGGATATTCGCGCCTCACTCAAGCATTTCGACAAACTTCTTAGCACAATCCAAATCAAAAATAGAAAGAGATCAGAAGAATATGCAACTCTCTGAAAAACTAAATCAGGCACTCGATGAGCGCCAAGCAAAACACGGGGACGAAGTAAAGATTCGTTTCCGAGACAAGTGCTTAACCGCACTCGACCCATCACTAACCAATGTAATCTTCTTCCTTGGTGATCACGCCAGGTATATCAAGCCAAGACTTGCAGATGGTACAGTTAATCCATATTGGCCCGAAGGTGAGGAACCACCACGCGATGAAGCACAACGCAAGGAGTTCTATGCCAAGATTGCATCAAAGATATATGAGGACTGGATCAAGCGTACCATGGCTGGTGAGTTTGATCGACCTCCTGTTATCAGTGCAGGTGCTGACAAGGTGGAAGTCAAGGATGATGACTCAACATACGAGGATGTTACTAACCTCATTGATGATGACGAAGAAACACACGATGAAGTAGTCGAGCGTGAAGAGCGTGAGGCAGTCGATCAGGTGGTTGACCAACAGGTCAAGGAGATACCCGACAGGGTGGAGGAAGCCAAGGAAGCCAAGGCTAACACTAAGCGTAAAGCTAAGTTTGGTAGTGAGCTAGCCAACCATCAGTATCCAGCTGGGTCTCATGGATCAACACTGACCGGTATGCTTAGATGCTTCGTTCGTGAGGTAATGGTAGAAGAGATCGACAAGCTACAAGGTGGTATCACTGAACAGTTCGATATAGATATAGCTGAGAAGCTCGAGAATGCTGTACTCAAGCTAGGCAAGGTCGTCAAGGAGATGCAAGACCAGATCAAGGACTTGGATACCAAGCGTGAGAAGATGAAGCAATTCATCATGAAGCACAATGCCGAGATCGAGGCACTCAAGGCTCCAAAGAAAGAAGGAGGTATGGACGAACTATGACTGGCACTCAGTTATTAACCATCAGGCACCACTATACTGGAGCAAAGGGTAAGGAGGAATCAAGGGTTCTTACACTCAATGTATCTAAGATCATTGCGATTGATGAACTCGGACTTACCTCATGTATGGTACGATGCGAGACCGACAGGGATTACCTTGTTAGAGAGCGTCGCGAAGACCTGGTTTCAAGAATTGAATGTGTAGGAGTGAGGCATTGCTACGATGGGGCTTATAGCTAGTATATACACAGATCGCTTCCTTGGCACTGACACCACGAAGGGTGGGTTCAGTGGTCCCAAATATAAATACAAGGGTGTGTGCATTGTGAATATTACTCATGATGTGCATGGATTTAAATGTCCCTTCGAACCCTGCGACAAGTACTACCCAGTCTTATTGATATGCGATAAGGTGAGCAAGTACTGTAAGGTAGTGCCCGCTCGTAAGCGTATGGATTCTGAACTCAAGGATGAATGGATCGAGGACGATAGAACCATGGACACTGAAGAACGAGGTAGCGTGATGTTCGGGGGTAACTTCTGTTACTCGGGAGACTCAAGAGTGAGCGATTATGTCTACACAAAGATAGGGATCAGGTATCCTGGTGCCTTTCCTATCCACGATAGGATTGAGACAGCGGAGGAAATGAGATTATGGAGGGATTAAAATACCTGTCTGATTATATTGAGGATAAGCATGACGCATTGATGAAGCGCCTCGGTGCTTTCTATGCATTCAATAAGTTCCAGTTCAAAGATCATGCTGTCGAGGGTGTGAAGTATTCACATCTTGGTGCAGGTATGATTGTACCCAAGGACAAGAGCAAAGAACTAATAGATGGTATCAGTAACATCATTGATGAAGGCATTGCCCAGGACAAGAAGGATCATACTGCCGAGCAGATCATACTGCGCGAACTAGAAAACCATGAAGCATACTACACGGGTTGCATAGACGACACGGTAGACAAATTAAAAGACTACGGGGATGGATTCAAAGAGGAAGACATTCGCAAGGTCTACACTAAAACACACAGAGAAAGGAAAATACAGTGATCACTGAATACATACCACTGCTAAAAACACACAGACTAAATATAGATCTCCAGTTGGACGGGGAACTATTACATGTAGTTGTCATTCCTACACTAAAGGAAGACATCAAACTACCGGATGAGGATCGTAAGGTACTAGAAGGTGCTATGACCAAGTGCTATGACCTATCCAACTTCTCTAATCAGGAGTTCACTAAGGACTTAAATGATTACAGAGACCCAATGGTTGCCGCCACAACTGACCTGACTGAGTTGGAGAAAAAACTTAAGGGTGCAGTTGCTTCAAAGCAGAAGAAGGTGGCAGCCAAGAAGCCTGCGGGCAAGACCACAACAACCAGGAAGAAGAAGACTCAAGCTGAACAGCGTGAGGAACTGCGCAAGAAGCAAGCCGAGAGTGCTGACCAACAGGACTTGAATCTTGATGATGAGCCTGATCGACTAGCAAAGGAGGAACCGAAGGAGGAGCCACCGAAGGAGGAAACCAAAGAACTCAAATCAGCAGTGGAGAAAGCAGAGGAGAAAGCACTCTCCTTGGATGACCTATGAGCCTGAAGAAAACAAAGCGTGAGTTCATCTTTGGTGATCGGGTGCTTGAAGATCTCGGTCATCACCTGAAGCCTGAGGAGGTAATGCAAATGTATGCGCGTGTATATCCATCATTAACGAACGGGGAGGTAGCCGGACCAATATATGAAAAAGGTAAAGAAAAGTACAAACTCGAAGGAAAAGGTGGCGGAACAGAACGATACCAATTCTCAGGGAAATACGGTACTAAAGGATAACTACGGACAATGGTCGAGATACTCGTTCCAACTAAAACAAGCAATCACGGATGTTCGGATGCGGGGGGAACTCCCCTCGCATACCGTGCCTCCCCTTTTTTAGAGACACCACATAGCTTACCTCAATACATAACAAGAACAGGAAAAGTATATAAGACATACCAAGATGAATGTAAGGATGATTATCTCACTGATCTACTGCATAGTATATCTGACCTCAAGCACGAGATACATATCTACCCGTGGAACGACATGCTCATTCCAATCATCAATCAGCCCGAGGATGTTCAACGATATGCAGTCGGACCACGCCTCAGTATGTTGCACAAGAGGTATAGTATAGGCAATTACTTGATACACTTACTATCCCACTCTCCGATACATATACTGACTCCCGATCTTATCAACTGGGAAGCTCATGGGTCTATTGAGTTCCTCACCGAAGATTGCATTGATGCTAATCCACGGGTGGACTACAACGAGGTAGAGAGGAAGAAGAAGAAGGGTCACAACTATGGGTTCTGCCCGGAATGGGTGAAGGCGAATGCGGAGGATAATCATACCCAGCCAACAGAATTACCTATTCTATGCAGACTGATACGGGAATGCGAGGATGCCATTGATGAACTCAAGCAGTATGAGTTTATTGATATATCTAATGAAGAATTCTTTTTATTCCCTGCGTTGATATGTACTTGGTATGGCTTGGAGCCATGGTATGGCAGATACGCCCCCAGGTTCCTGCATCATATGTCTGACTATGGTCCCGATCATGAGAGGATACGAAGGGAGGAGTTAACATCGGGGCCACCGGATCAGGGTGGACCAAGGGATCCATCTTGGATGCTCACTGAGGATATGACTGCTCATTACACACAAACAGGAGCGCAAGTCACTAGCTTGTGCTACGCACTACACACTAGAGAGGCACAGGAGCATGTTATCTATCTGTTCCGTCCATTCTATGACCTACTAAAATATATATCTTATGCAAACGATTGAAGCTAAACACAGTATAATGATCTATGGTGACGACAGGGAAACCTTTGCCGTTGCCTATGACAAGAACACAGATGGAGATTGGGTGAACCCACGGACACTCACGCCTGCCTGCTTTGATGCTATTACTAACAATGGGCGAATGATTCAACCAGTAGTTCTACCTAATGTCCTATGGTATCAGAAGAATCAGTGCATTATATGGTACAAGAAGCCATGCAGAAGGAAGATCATACTATCACGCGCAGATAGACGCATGTACTCGCATCCGGGTTTGGTGTTTATTCTCCGCAAGCAGAACCTTCATGTGGTGGTGGTGAACAGGAATGATCCTAACTTCCTACCCGAAGAGGACAGTAAAGTGTATGACTATCCATACAGGGGGACTGATGTTCACTCAGCTAATGGACTGATGGGACATTGTGGTGTCAGGACAGCATTGCCTGACCTTGATGTCACCTACTGCCCCAAGCGCAAGGGTTGGTTAGAGTATGAAGAGGCATTCTATATGTCAGCATTCAACTATATGCCAACTCCTCGTAACCGACTAAAACAAACAGAAATAACACTAAGGGAGGTGCTAGATGATACGGAATAAAACAATAAGAAACATTGGTGTGTATGGTTGTGGTGGCACAGGTAGCCATGTCATCAATGGTTTAGCAAAGATAAACAACGAGTTGGTTAGACTTAACCATGGTAAGATATATGTTACTGCCTTCGATCCTGATGTAGTATCCCACTACAATGTGGGTAGACAGGCATTCTTCCCGTGTGATGTCGGACAGAATAAGGCAAAGGTGTTGACCAGGAGGGTGAATGATTACTTCCATCTGAATTGGTCACATCGTGAGTCTAAAGCACCCTCATCGGGTCAGTTCGATCTTGTTATATCTTGTGTGGATACCAAGGCATCACGCAAAGCTATTGCCAAGTCATGGTATCGAGAGGGTGCGTACCTTATGGATTGCGGTAATGCTCGGACATCAGGTCAAGTATTGCTTGGTCAGTTCAAGGGTGAACTACCTAACCCATACGAGGAGAACCCTCAGTTATGGGATGGCGAGGAGGAGGAAGATGATGTGCCTACCTGCACGGATCACCTAGCTCGCCAAGACCTTTTCATCAACAATGAAGTTGCTATTCAAGCATGCCACATGGTGTGGGAGATGACGCGCTTCAAACAAATAACAAAACGGGGTGTATTCTTTGATATATCAAAGGGTATATGTAACCCCATAAACATAGAAAGGACATAGAAATATGTCTCGTTTAGAAGAAAGAAGGAAGAAGCAGGCTCAATCTGCTCCTCCACCAAAAACATCGTCAGGGGACAGGGTAACAGTTATTGATGCCAGCAGTTCTTCTGACACAACAATACAACAAGCCCTCAATGATAACTACATGGGCAAACTGAAAGCGGCTGAAGGTAAGGAACTCATTGATAAGTCCCGAGTAATTCATCGTGTTGTTCGGGAAATGGTACTCAATAACCGAGCGGCAGACAGACCAAAGATGTTTCGCTTCAAGGGTCAGACTTATGGTGTGCCTCATCAAATGTCCGTGCAGGTCAAGGAGGGAGGATATGGTGAGTTCGACGACAAGACCAGGGAACGGATCGTTGCCATAACAGGTGAAGCATTTGTCAAGAACTCAGTCACGGAGACAACATCCTGTGTCGTGGACTTCTCTCTCGTCCCTGCTGACAAGCAAGATGAGGTGGATGGACTCCTCGAGCAGATCAATGAGGTATGTGGTACAGATGTGGCTGTCTGGAAATTCGGCAATAAGCCAAAGACAGACTTCCATAAGGATCGCACCAAGCTAACCATTGAACAGGACAGGCAACTGGAACGCATACTACCTGCGTGCATAGCATTCAGTAAATGAACACCACTGTAATTATAGAAAGAGGAATACCAATACCTCCCTTGCGTAATAATTCTTCCAGGTGGAGTGAGGTCTTGTCTGCAATGAAGAAGGGTGACTCTGTACATCTCTCGTATGATGAAGGCGTCAAGCTACAGAATTATATGAGGAATCATGGTGTGCATCCTGTTCTGCGACAGACCACCCCAAGAGGAACGAACTACTCAAATCAGATGGTCAGAGTGTGGCACAATGGCGTACTTACCGAACAGGAAAAAAAGGAAAAGAACAAGAGGTCACAAGAAAGAGTGAAGAAGTGGAGAGAGAAAACTAAAAGAAAGGTGGCTCAAACACTAATAAATGGAAGGAGAATATAATGGAGAACACATTCTTGGTCACTTATGTAAAGATGCTGAGTCCTGATCGGTTCCGCGATCAATACGAAGTATTCGAGCATCTGCCGGATGCACATAGGAGATACGAGGCTCTATGTAAAGCGGACGATACATGGTCTGCCAATGTGTCCCGTGTAATCAGATCAACTGACTACAACCTACCAGTACATGAGACCGCCGTAGAATATAGACCTGCTCTACAACAGAAATTCAAAGAAAGAGGAATTAAATCACCAAATCAAAAATGACACATCCACTAAGCATACAACCCCCAGGTTGGGACAGCCCGCCTGAACCAAGCAGACAACAGATACAGGACGACATCGAAGATCATGTCAAAAGGTATCACAACGCTAAAGCGGATCGGGACGGATGTCTCGAAACCATCAAAGAATCTGAAGAGACGATGCAGAGCGTCGTCGATTATCTCAGTAACGAATACGATATGTCGGAAGACGACATCAACGATCAACAATAGAAAGTAACACGAAATATCATGTCACAAATAATAAAGGAATGGTCTGGCCCTACAGCAGACCTTGTAAAACGAGAAATACTAAAAACACTACAACCATTGTTCGATAAGTACGGACTAAAATCAGTACCAACTTCCGGTACATACTCAGAAGATTCGTTCGGCTTCAAGTTGGAGATGCGTGTTGATGGGGCACTTGATCCAAAACAGAAGTCACTCGAAATGTACGCACGCTACCACGAGTTGGACACCGATCGGGTCATCAATATTGATGGCAAGGAGATGAAGCTCTGGGGATATAACTCAAGGGCACGCAAGGCTCCATGGATTGTGGAAGATCAAGCAGGAAAGGGAAGGTACAAACTCCGTGACGCAGTCGCGATCAAGTACTTCAAGAAAACAAATGGTTAGTAGGTACCTTGTATCCTCGGACGGTCATTGCTTATGCGATGATCGTACCGAGGGTACGGTCACCTTTAGCAAACAGGAAGCTAAAGACATCGTTAAATATCTAAAAAAGAAAGGAATAGAATCTCAAATTATTGAGGTGAAAGTTAAAAAATGGCTCTCTATGATGTGGAACTAACGTCCGACGGTAGACTTCGGACATATCCAAATACCGCCCCGTATGAATTGCAGATGGATCTGCAGTTGGTAGCGGGAAGAACACCAATCTCTCTTGTCATATCATTGACGGACTACAGGAGACTAATGCGTCTCTTCAAAAGTCCAAAGTGTTTGATTACCGATGATGCAAGAGAACGAATCAGTATCGCACTGGAATCAGGTGCGAAGGTTGCACGACCTCTTACTGAACCAACTGAATACGAGTTGTTCGGTTATGTGGAGGAGGTCAAGCAACTGACCTGCATAAAGGATGTATTCATCCCTGCGGATGATGACTTCTGTGGTCTCGAACTAACAGCAGGAAAGAAGTATGAGTTTGTATCTAAGAAGATGCAGTACAAGGAATCGTTCACTAAGACCAAGTACACCTACTCAGAAGCTGACGGACTCGGCTCTCGTGTCCATGAGATGCAGTTCGACGGTCATGATTATGCCTTGGAGTTCCAAGATGATCGTGAGTTTCCCCGAACCAAGAGGAATGGGCAGAAGATAATCGAGAAACAGACACTACGATTCCGTGAGCATCCAACGCTCAATAACGAGATGTCAGCAGAAAGGATATGGGAGTACTTCAAGAAACCGGAGATCCCAACCTTGGCCGCTGAGAACAAGGATAAATTCGATCAAGCAATGTCTGTGCTACGGTTCATGGAATCGGCAGGCAAGTTTAGTTTCTATCCTGGTCAGATGAAGTATATCGCTCAGGCATCCTGTGCTGATTCTGCTCTCATCTCTGCCGAGACGGGGTGCGGTAAGACGCTCATCGCTATTGCACTAACCATGCTTAAGCAACCCGGTCGCACTCTGATCTGTGCCCCGAAGGGTACGGTCAAGTCAAAGGACAATGAGATGCAAGCACAATGGATTCGTGAGTTTGCCAAGTTTGCTCCAACTGTACCTGTCCACAGGATATTCTCCCGTGAGGATTACATAAGTCTGAAGATGGAGAATGGTGGGCAGTTACCATACGGTGTGTTCATTACATACGACCATGCCTTATTCTACTCGGGGTTTGAACACATGCCAAAGTCTTGGTATGTCAGCAAGAAAGGTGAACCATCTCCTGATCCTGAGAAGAAGTTCCGCGAGGAGATGAAGAGACTTGGTCATAAGTTACCACCACTTGAGGACTCACTTGGTAATCGAGACACAACCAACTATTGCCAGGGTGTAGGCACTGATGAACTTAAGCAAGTTCAGCGACTGGGACAACAGACAGGAGAGACACACAGTATCCGTTGTATTGCTAAGCCATGCCTAGCGACCGAGATGGGACTAGATACTTGGGATATGGTAATCATGGACGAGGCACATGCGGTGTGTAACTTGGACGCTCAGATCAGTAAGAATTTCATTCGCTTGCAACCCAAGTACAAGTTTGCACTGACTGCTACCCCAATACCAAATATGGTATTCAATATCTTCTCCCTAATGGGTTGGTTGAGTGTGCCTAACTGGTATCACGGAGATAAGTCCAATGCCTTTTGGCCCTATCGGACAAGTGAGATTGATGGTAGGAATGGATTCAAGGGTGAGTTCATGACTGCGGAGATTGATCTAACTCAAGCCGCCATGAATGCAGACAATGGTGGGATTGGTCCTAGTTGCAGGAAGCGTTCTCCTCGTATATCTCAGCCTGAGAAGTTACTCAAGATACTGCGTGGTAAGGTTGCGTTCATCAGCAAGGAGCAATGTAACCCCAATCTCCCTAAGTGTAATGTCATGAAGGTACAGGTTCCAATGACCGAACAGCAACGCAAGAACTATGCCCACTACATGGATCCAGGTAATGTTGTATGTAAAGACCCTAAGTTTAGGTATGGTATTCAACTGAATATCCTTCGTAGTGCCTGTGCCAACCCAGCGACTGCAAAGCATAATGTCTTTGCCAGTAGTAACTACACTCCAAAGATTGCCGCTATGCTTGAGACAGCATACAAGCACATCAGTCAAGGTGAACAGGTTCTTATGGTTGCAGCCCGCAGGGATCAGTTGGATGAGTTGGAAGCAAGGCTTGCGGATGCGAAGATTAGTACATGCGTAATCAATGGTGACATTGAGGATAAGGCAAAGGAAGCGAATGACTTCATTGTCGGTAAGGCAAAGGTTCTGCTCATGTCGATCAAGTGCGCTCAGGCTTTGTCCTTCGCTCAGTGTCGTAACCTAATCATCGGTTCACTCGAGTGGTCATATGGTGTGTTCAATCAGGCATTGGGTCGTGTGTATCGTGTTAACTCCGAGAGGGACATCAATGTATATGTCATGCTACACAAAAATAGTGTCGAGGACTTGATGTTCGACAAGCTAGGCATGAAGGAGGATGCGGCAACGATTGCCCTGCGTGGTGAGCGTGTGGAGAAAGATGTCATGACGGTAGATAAGGATACTATCCTTGCGGAGCATGTTCTTGGGTATGACAACTTAAACCTGGATACGGAGGAGACCGAGCAGGAGGTTGAGGCAGGTTGGTCTAACCTGAAAGACAGACTATTGACTATCACGCGCGGTGAGGAGCTTGGCATTAACGATGATGACAAGGACGCAGTCAATGAATTGCTCGAGGAAATGGAAGACTATGCCTAACCAACTAGACCTCAGTTTACAGTTAGATGAAGAGTCGTGTGTCGCCCCCGGTCTTCGATGGGAAAAGACAGACGGAGATATGCCATCCTACTTTCTGTATGATCGGGCTAAGTATACGGGTTGGCGGGTAGATCATTGTGGTCATCCCACCGCCCTGCGTCCTTATGCTATTAGTGATGACAATGAGGAGAAAGCATACGCTACTCACAATGGATTCGCATTCAGTCATGTTTTCTGTGCCAAGTGGTCGGCTGAGGAGATGTACAAAGCTAAGAAGCCTGAGACATGGGAACATATAGACATACGAATCCGTGACCTACATCAGAGCCGAGCGATTGAGAGGTGTATATACTATGATGCGTTTCCCCGTGTTCCCTATAAGTTTCGCGGGAGCATGATGGATCATGTCTACCTTGGTCTACGAGAGATAAAGCCAGATTCCAAGAAGTACACAGTCGATCTAGTAGATAAGAGTAAGAGAGGTAGGAAGCAGGTAGTGGATTCAGTGAAGCTCGAAGCTAAGGATCGAATGGATGCGAAACGAATGGCTGAATATCAATGGCATGGTGGGCATGAAACTGTCTACGACATAAGGCAGGCACGATTGAAGGAACCCATTGGTACGGATGAAATGATCGCCCTACTTGAAAAGTTATCCGCAGAGGGAATGAAGTTCCCAGAGGCAGGTTACATGAAGTGGGAGAAGAAGTATATAGTAGGTCAAGACTACACATACTTTCGCCCTGGTGGTTTGCAACACTTCAAAATGAAACCCGTTATAGGCAACTATGACATAATAGTTAGGAGGTAAAATGAAGGAATACTTCGTAGGTACAGATAGATTAACCAGAGCAAATAAACGGAATGCAATGATCTCTGCTAATGCTTTGGTTCGTAATGAGCGTGGTCAACTGAGGTATAGGCAAGACCCCTTGGTTGTAAATAGATGGATGATGGATTCGGGTGCGTTTAGTCAGATCAATCTATATGGGGACTTTATTATGTCTCCCGAGGAATACATTAAGTTGGCTTGCAAGTTCCAATACAATGGCAGACTCGCCTGCATAGTGACCCAAGACTATATGTGTGAACCTGATGTAATCAAAAAACTCAATGAAAGTGGCAACCGAGCATCAGTTCGCATACATCAACAAAAGACAGTCGAAAGGTACATCAAGCTTGTGGATCTCGCTAGGAAGTATCACCTGCAAGTTCCGGTCATGCCCGTTCTACAAGGGTGGGAGGTCGAGGACTACTGGGATCACTATTGTATGTACAAGTCTGCATTCATGGCGGGTAGTGGAAGGATGCGATGGAATCCTGCTTGGATCGGAATTGGATCAACATGCAAGCGCAACAAGAACCCTGAGATTGTAGTTGAGATATTAGATTCACTTGAGTACCAGATCAGAGGATATTTCGCTCATCCTTGGATGAACTTCGAAGCGTGTGCTGGAATTGATTACAATAAGACTAAGGTTCACCTGTTTGGATTCAAGACTACGGGTCTCAAGAACTCACGGATCAAGGATAGAATCTACTCTGCTGACTCATTCGCTTATGACTTCGATGATAAGATGAAAGGCGGCTTGCGTACTAGCGAAGAGCGAGTCAAATCATCCATCAGATTCCACGATAAGATCGTCCATAACAATGTTCAGCTTCAATTTATTTGACAGATTGTAACACAAAACGATATGTTACGGCACGATGAAATTAATCAAAAGCGATAAGACTGGAAATTATTCGGTCAGGTACAAGACCCGCACCAAGTATGTTACTCAGTCACTTGATACAAAAAAGTTGTCCGAAGCAAAGCGAATTGTAAAAGAGGCAAAGATTGAGGAAATTGAGATTGCCGCAAAGATCGGTGCATTACAACGAGATGCGATCACATCTATTGTAGCAGATAGTAATATTGCGTTTCAGGACTGCGTAAGAGAGTGGTACGAGTTCTCTCAAATTAAGGCTAAATCAGGCAACACAATCTATACACAATCAGGTTTACTTAATAGGTTTCGAGAGGAATTTAAAATTGATAAGTTATCAGAAGTAACTAGCAAAGAAGTTTCTAAATTCGTCAACGGCAAGGGAGATGAGAAAGCAGAGTCGAGGAAGCAAAGATTATCAGCCCTCCGATCATTATTTCAATTTGGTTTAGCTAATAGTTATATAATCAAAGACCCCTGCTATGGAGTGAGGGTTGATCTATCAAAGCTATCCCACAAGCAAAAGGAAAAGAAGGAGAGGTCACCATTCACCAAGCAGGAATACAAGGCAATGATGGATTACGATCCTCCTTACTTCATGAAGCAGGCGATCATGCTTGGTTGGTGGACTGGACTAAGAATAATAGATATATCCACCCTAGAGTGGGACTCTTGGTCTGATAAATATTTAACAGTTTGGACAGAGAAGCAGGACAAGAGAGTGCAACTACCTTTAGATAATCCATTGATCGGTGGAGGTAAGTTACGAGAAATGATGTCATGCATAAAGGCAGAAGATAAGAAGTATTGTTTTCCTGAATGGGCTAAGTTAGCCAAGGACCCAACAAAAAGATCAAGGTTTAGTGTTTACTTCAGGAGATTTCTGGAACGAGTTGAGATTGAGGGGAAGAGTTTCCATAGCTTCCGGCACTCATTTGTCACTCGTATTAAAGCAGATGATTATGATTCATCCCTAGATAAGATTGCGAAATGGGTAGGTCATTCGAATGTTGAGACAACGAAGGGTTATTTGCACGAAACTTCCGATAGCTCTTAGAGCCAAATAAGAAGTCACCGTCCATTCCATTTAGGTTGTCGGGGTTTATGCCTCGAGCCTCAAAGAACCTGCGATGCGCTTCGTCTACTTCACGCTTAAATCTTTCCGAGTAGATAGAATACTCTTCAGTCTCCCGTCTCCTCGTCATCCCCCAAATCAATGTCACTTTCAAAATCAATAACCTCCTCTTCGTAGTATTCGTTAACTGCTTCAGTCAGACAATCGATCACATCCTCGTCCTCTAGGTCTGACTCCTCTCCTGCCCATCTGTGTATCAATGCCTTGATCTCGTGGATACACTTCCTCTTAGCATCATCTTCTTGTTGCGGGGTCATTTTTTGCTACGGTTTTTCTTCTTGGACATACAGACCAAGTTGGAACGCTTGTTATTTCTTGGGTTACCGTCCCTGTGGTGAACATCCTTTCCTTTGCATCTCTTTAGCTTCCTTCTCGCTTTATTGCGGGAGGATCTGTTCTTACGCTGTTCGGGCTTTCCCTGGTATTTGCGCTGTCGCTTACTCCTTGGCTTAGCGTTTGGATCTCTATATCCCGGCTTCGGCATGGCAAAGTTGTTTGATGATTAGCTGGTCAATCACTTCACTTAAATCAATATTTTCCTCCTCCGAGTTTATAACAAGGTGAAGTCCGACATCGTGATTTAAAATGATATGAGTGTGCATTGTAGTAACTTACTTTATCGTGTTACAAGTTGTCGAGTACTTAACAAATTAAATCCCAACTATGTCTAAACTTCTCCCATCTCCCCTTACTGCTCCCGTTTGGATAGAGTTTAATTGTTAGATTTTTCCCCAATTTATCACGGGGTATTATATACCAATGGGTGGCTCCATCTCCTACGACAAGGGCGGCTAGAATATCAAAGGCGGTATCACTATATCGGTGCTTCTCGCTAGTCTTCGCTCCCATCCCTGTTGTGATGTTGTATCCCGTATTGGATTGCTTTGATTTAGTTCCTTTGACCTGCACCTTAAATAGTTTCTTTCCGTTATCTATGATGCAATCGTACGGCAAGTAGTCGCCTTCGGTCTCACTTATCTCTAAGCCACGCTTCATAGCCTCAACCTTGAACATACTTTCATACAATGTACCCGCTCGTTTATGAACACTCATTAGAACAAGGAAGCTGCAATTCTTCTTGCCTCCATACTGTCGTAAATTCGTCTAGGAGACTCAGCTCTATAGCTTCCTCCAATCATCCTGAGGTAATGTTCATGTGATGCTACAGCCCGTTGAACCCGCAATCGATCCTCTTCATCCAGGGCACTCAATATTAACTGCCACTCATAGTCAGATAATTTAGTTCTAGTAATCCCGGTCCTTATATCCCTAGATTTATAACTTGTAATTACATCCCTCTCGGGGTCTTCCTTGCCTGCTTCGCGTGCCGCCGCTAGTGCCTCTTGGTATTCTCGAAGAAATGTATCACTATCCCCCGCATATGCCGCTCTTGCCATTTGCCTGGTATTGATACTCATTTTACTTGGGCGACCGCCACCCTTGAATGGAGGGCGAAGCTCGAGCCCCATCATGAAAGCAGTCTTCTTAATGGTGTTCTTTATGCCAATGTAATCCGCCACCCTGCGTTCTTCTGAATCAATATCCATTTGGGCAGTAGCGAGGTCAATCATCTGTATGACAGAGTTTCCACCCACTCCGTAAGCAATCGGACGACCAACAGTTTCCCAGTCCCACTCGCCTTGATGCACCCATGTGCCTATAGCGTCATAGATGTTTTTAAACATACCAAAGATAAAGATTCTACTATCCAAGCTGAGGTCACGGGCGGCTCCGTAAGGATCACCCTTTGCAAACATACCATTCACTAACTCACCACCCATACCAAATGGTACACCCGCTTTCGCGATCCTTGATGTGACCGAGTAGATCGAAAAATTAGGGTCTTGCATTGCCAACGGAATACCAATCACAGGGAGTGCCGCCCAAGGACTAATCGGGGGCAAGTTATTTGGTTTCTCTAGCATCTCTTCATCATACCAATCAATCATCATTGCGAAGGATAAAGATAGTGGCATGTATACTGCGGAAAGAAGTCCCACATACTTGAGGAGTGCCATATAGGTAGTGGTTGGGTCTTCTGAGTCACGAATGACTGCAGATAGATCTCGTCCCATCTTACCTAGAGGCCAACCAAGAAATGTATTAAAGTATCTAAGGTACTCATTTGAGTACAACCATGCAGGTTTTGCGTTGAACCCATCCCCGGAGATTTGATCCATTGCGATTGTGTTAATTAATAAAGCTGTATTCTTCTCGATAGGGAATGCATTCTTCTCGATCTTTTTTCGATCTATAAAGTCAAAGGCTAATCGTGAAACAGTAGGTAGTCCGTGAGATATAAGGAGTTCATTCATCCTCAAGTATCCATCCTTCTCACCAATAATCCACTCACCCATCTTGTCGCCCATGCCCAGTTCTTCGGGAGTGAACTCTTTAAATTCTGTAATTCCTCGGGTCTCTATTTCTTTAGCAACCTGTAGCACGAGATCGCTGTATGCATTGATCGCACCTACACCAATCGAATGATTAACCACATTATTGATGTAAGGAAAGATACCCTTGACGGTAGTGAGAAAATCAAACGGAGCCCTGGTTCCGCCTTTCTTCGCCTTACTGTGCATCATCGCACGCTTAACCATACGGAGGTACTTCTTCGGATTATAACCTGCTAGGTCACCACCTGATCCGAGTTGAGCGGTAACATAATCCTTGAACCCTACCTCCATCTCATCGAGACGGAAGTGTGTATTATTTAGATACTGGGAGTACCTGCCCGCCTTATCCATCTCAAAGCCAAATGCCTCAACCATCCCACCAAAGGTCTGATTCACAAAGTTGCCAAGTGCTGTAGCAGTACCTTTACCTGCCATCTTATTGAGTCCACGGAATGCCATAGGGAACTCAAACAAACCAAGGTTCTGCCAGAAGGATGACTTCGGGTTATTCAGTACAGCAAGTGATTGTACACCTAGTAATTCAAGTAATAAGTTGGCATCCTTATAGGGTCCGGCGGCGTTGTCTTTTCCGTAATACCTGGCGAGATGCTCCATAGCTCTTTCCAACTCACCCAAGGCAACTGCCTTTCCATACATCTCATTGAACTTCTTCTCAGGATCAGTCTCACCCTGTCTTCGAAGTTCCTTGTATGCATCTCTTTTTTCTGCACGCGAATAGTGTCTGCGTGGTTCTTGATGCTTACCCTCAACAACTTTCTCCATGAGTGTATTGAAATCAGATCGTGCCTGACGATATGTATCTCTTCCTCCTTCGAATGCTTGCTGGGCTTGATCTCCGCTTCGCCCGAATGTGGAAGTGGCAACTGAAAGTGCTAATCTAATATTCGATGTTACTTCATCAAACATTGTGTAATAGAAAAACTCCTTGGGTAAGCGGGACTCCATCATGCGGGAATCAAGACTCTGTGGGGTGTTTCTCATTAGCTTGGGATCATGCAAGCCTTGACCAACCTTCTTTCCAACTATGTTATCCCGCACCTTCTTGAGTTGCCCAAACCTGCTATCGATCTGTTTTAGGAAGCTATACTTCCATTCAATCCTAGCTCTATCGGTTGGGTCTTCTGCCAGGCGATCAAAAATTATATCCGACATCAAGTAGATGTCACCTTTACTCATATTGTATGCTTCACGAATAAACGTGTTACCTATGAATGACTGATGACCATCCTCTTCAGCAGGACCACGGAACATGGACTGCCTGACATCCGTATTGGTGTATGGCTCGACAAACCTCTCAACCACTTCTTCTGTGAATAGAGATTTGTATATCTTCTCCATGTCTTCCAGGCTTGTGGTTTTGGCCGCCTCCTCAATTAGACCCTTACCTGTCTCACCTCTCCAACCAAGCGACTCCATCCGCTCGACCGTTGTTTCAACTAACGAATCGTTGATTGATCTAGGCATGGTTGCATATCCAATATCCAATGGCAGACGATAGAAATCTGTGAGTTCACCATCAACAAATGATTCAACCTGAAACTCGTCATCCCTGATCCTGTTACCCAACTGTCGATTTATTTGTGTCTCGTAGTCTCTAGCGGCTAGGGTCTTGGCAATCATATCCTTTGTCAGCCTTCTCGCATCTTCAGTCAGTAATGACTTATCGGGTATGTTGGCGTTCTCTCTTAGGTGTTTCCAGAGCATGGCAAATGCCTTCTCTTCATTACCTGCATACTCAGGATGATTATCAAACCACCACCATATGTCTTGGTACAATCCCGAGTAAAATTCTCTACCACTAAGCTTAAGTGAAGACATAAGCCTTTGAGCTGAGGCATTGAATTGCAAGGATAGTGCTTGAGATTTAGACGAGTAGTCACGGAATAGGGCAACTGTACGAGAACTCATTTGTGCCAATTTCATCCCTTCGTACCCTAGCTTACTAAATCTCTCTGTGAGTCCTTGTAATCCAGTCATCCATGATGCTCTTTGGACATGAAAGTATTCCTCCCCAATCGGTTCAGACATAGCTAGGAGTGCTTGCTCCTTCATGATGTCAAACCATGGCTCCTGCCCATACTTCTTTTGCATCTCGGGGTCATTCACAAAGCGTAAGGTTTCCCTATTTACTTTAACGAACTTAGGTCGATCCACGATCTTCCCGTTCTTTATCTGTACTTTAAAATCTTCCCCTCTTTTCCATTCAGCTTCCTTGTCATCCCACTCCATGGTCAGAATAGTTGCACCGTCAAATATATTAACTGGTTGGAGTTCACCAAGTGCTACACGGAGTCGGGAACTACGAGCAAACAACTTTTCATTTATTGCCTTGTAGGTATCCATCTCAGCTCTTGTCTTACCTATAGACTCCTGTGCCTCCAGTTCCTGTTTTCGCATCTTTGCGAATTGCCTGAGCGGTGTACCCTTTATTCCTTTTTGTATAGAGATTGCATCTATCTGTTCGGGTTTGCGTGCCTTAACTATTGCTTGGGCAACATCTAAAATTTGTTTTTGGTCTTCCCCTATCTTCCCTTTACTCAATCTATAGAGTGCCATGTTAGCTCGGCTCTCCTTGATCGCGTACATAATTGCCATTCTTTTTATACCCGTGGTATCATTTGATACTTCTATTGCATCATAAAGTTCCTGCTTACTTTGATCCTCTATGACACCAGGCATATTCACAAGGGACTCTATGATACCATCTAGGTCTGCCTTGCTTATATTCCTTAAGGACTTGATGTTATCCTGGGTCATCCCCGACTTGGGTAATGCTTTTACATACTCACTGAGCTTATCAAAGTTTACCGCCTGTACCTTCTTGAGTATATGATCTACCTGTTTGCCCGTGGGTGGAAACCTACCATTAAGTAGATCCTCATAGAGTTGCTTGCTGTCGATGATGCTCTTCTCATGCCTTTCCTCTAGGAAACTGAGGGCGGCTAACTTCTTTCGTGCTTTCGTACGTACCTTTTCTAGGTTAGCTATTGCCTTGCGGATGCCCCAATTCCTAGCAATTCGATTAAGTCCTGCGTCACTGATCCTTACATTCTCGGATGTCTCCATGAATGGTTTGAGGTCTTTGTCCAGTCGCTTGCGAATCGTTGAGAGATTATCACGACCAGGTTTTCCGTAGTAATCAAGGAACTCTTTCAGTTCCATCCCTGTCTTATTACCCACCTCGTTATATACCTTGATGAGTTCAGTTTCCATTTCATTGAAGCCCGCGGCATTTGCTTCCATCATTACCCGTGCATTATCGTCGGGATTGGGTGATCCGAGTTGCTCCTTTATTGCATTACCTTGTGCATTCTCCTGTTCACCTCTTCTGCGAAGGTCTTTGATCTCAGACACAATCAGATTTACTTGTTCCAGTAGCTGTGCCTTGGATAGTCCCCTGTAACCTTTAGTCTCCTTCACTGACTTTTCAATAAGGTCGAGCTGAGCTTGAAGTCTTTCGATTGATTGTTTAAAGCCAATTTCAACAAGTGGATCAAAAGGATACAATGTGCCATCCACAACTTTTGCATTCCGCTCACCTAAATCTCTTACAACAATATCTCCCCTTTGGTATCCTCCGTATGAGAATTTTCTAAATATTGGATTACCCTCACTGGGAATCTGTTTTTCAATTCTGGAGAACCCTAACTCAGGAACCAATCGGAACCCCTTGCTAATCATGTATTCATTTATCATAGCAGGAGGCGGATTGGACTCTCCAAACCCTTCCTGACTAACCACAGGATTTAATGATTGTCCGTCCCTCTCTTCTATTAGTCCCTCGAATTGATAGGCTACCTCGGGGAATAAATAATTATGTACAAGTAATCGCTCGAGATATGTATCGAGTGTTTGGTCTGCGAGTCTATTCTCTCCCTGTATGTTCCCGCTAGTCCTGTAAGTTACATACTCCTTGAAGTATCTATTATTCTGATCGTCGTAGTGAACCCTATGTTCACCACTCATGATCTCTCCCCAATCTAATTGGTCGTCGAACTCAGCTCGGTCAACAGTTTTTCCGCTCTCGATTGCAAATCGTCTAAGTCTTTCAAGTCCTTGGGCGTTAGTGATTGTCTTGGTCTTTTGTATCCCCAGGCCTGCTCCGCTACCTGCCTCGCCTGTTCTTGCGACATTGATCGCGCGGATGATGTCATATTCTTGGCTTCCGGGGGTTGCTCTTCTGCTGATTTCTTGGAGTGTCTCATCGTAGAATAAAATTGTATCTTTGTCGTATGTTGCTTTTGGGTCAAGTTTGTTTTCTAAATGTTTCTTTTCGTCAGGAGTTAGTCCCTTGATTGCATTCCCTTGAGCTGTATTTGATATGGAGTAAGTGGTATAACCATAACGATCCGTTTCTGCTTTTCCACCTATGGATTTCCATGCACCCTCGGCTGCGGATGTTAAACTTGTATGGCTATGTACCTTGTCATACCTATCGAGCAGTGCCCGTAATGCTTTCTTGTAGTTACCCTTCCCCCTGAACTCTTCATTGATATGTCCACCCACAATATGGAACTCGTATTCATCTTTACCCTTTTCTGTGTTCCACACATCGTTCGCATTTCCTGTTATATTTCCAATAACCTTAGTCTCTCCATTTATTGTAGCTACTATATCAAGGCTTGTGTCGTGAGGGTAGTCTTCGAAAAACTCATCATCGTACTTTATTTGTGCGTTTCTGAATCCTATATTCGTGGCTTCTACTGACTGATTTTTAAATCTTGATGACCCGTACTTATCCATGAATTTCCTCATCTGATTCCCTTGAGGTTCACCATAGTTATCAATGTCGGCTCCGATCGCTCCGCTCTCCCTAATCAATATATCAAGTTGTTCGGTAGCATACTTCATCGCAGAGTCTGTCTTAGCCACGGGGAAGTTTAGCTTTGCGAGTAAGTGGTAAATGAAATCCAACACTGTCTGCATGATACCCTTGCGTCGCATAGACTGGGGTAGTTGTGTGTTTGCTAGGAACTCCCTGAACTGAGCATCTGATGCGAATACATTAAAGAACTCATCTATGGATGACAGCCCGTAACGAAGATCAAGGTTGCCCTTTGATTGCTCTCGCAGATACGGAAGTAGTGTATCATTTACATCGGTGTATATTTTCTCAAGTGCTTCCTTGCTTGTGTTTAATACAGACGGATCGATATCGAAATCGTTGCCATGAGCCATGGCGTGACCGATGTCGATTGCAGGTTGTATTACGGGGTGTAAGAGTTCGTGTACTATATTAGCCGCTAGAGATTCATCTGCCGTTAATGGATCCGAAGGGTTCCAGAAGGCATCTGATATTATAATTCTCTTTTGACTCGGCATGTGAACCGCTTGAGTAACTACTCCATTTACACTTGCGTACTGCCTGTAGTCCTTCCACTCCATGAACTCCACATTGTAGTCCTGTAGGAATTTACTCCCGCTTATCATTCGAGCAACCGGACCAACACCCGCCAGGTTAGGAAATTGATCTATGATCTGATTGATGGCGGTCTGCGCTCTACCACCCTTGAGGTCGGGGGAGAATCTTCGGATTGCCGCCATACCTTCTGTAACACGATCCTCTCTCCCCATTGTAATCAATGGATTTTGCTCGGGTGCTTGAGCTTGCTTGAGTAATCTTCGGGCCTCACTGATTGACTTCTCAATACTATCCACATCGATAGGGGCATGGTTTCTCCAAATCACCTTACCAGTTTGTGGATCAATCATATTATCCAGCCTAGCCTCACCATCATTTAATCGAGACTCATCAAGCTGATATGGTTCCTTTATCTCAAGACCTTGAGGTTCTTCGGCAACTCGTATCCGCTCTGTTCCCTTGGGGTCTACTAATTCTGTAATCTCCTCCTTGGAGAAAGAGTTCTTGAAGTCTGTTACAAATTCATCCTGCTCGGCAATATCAAGTATATCTGAAATCTCCAAAGCGACATCATTTATCATTGTGTCCCGATTGACAGCAAACGATAGATCACCACCAGTAATCTCTTCTATCTGATTAGAACTTATAGGTACTTCATATTCTTGTAGAAATTTAACAAGCTTGGGAACAACTCCCGATTCCTCCTTTTTCTCAGGTTCAGCCCGCTCAAGCTCTATGCCTTGGGCCTCATCCTGTTTCATTTTGTAGTTAGCTACGATATCAGGTGCCGCCTTGACATGCTTAAACACCATCCTTGCAAGCGTTGCTAGTTGATCATCTGTGAGTTCTCTTTGTATTTCTCTCTTCTGCCCGGCAACCGCCTTGCCTTTATAAAACGGCTTGATCCTGTTTTCAGCTACACCCCTTTCGTATGCAGTCTTGAGCAACTCCTCCAAGGATAATACTTTTTTACCTCTTCTGTCGGTAAAGGTTTTCGGGGGAACTCGATTAACCTGTAGTTTTGTAACATCTATATCAGCATAATTCTTGATTCCACCTGCGGCATAATCCAATGAATTTAAATAATCCTCGTAAAGACCAACATCAAGGAGCAGTCTACCGAAATCACCACGACTCAACTGCGTAATACTTCTTAATGCCGACTTCTGTGCTGTTTGCTTGGTTTGATTTACAACTGTAGTACCCGAACTAGATTTTCCTGTGGTCACCTTTGATGCTCCACGAGTACCACTTTGATCCTTAAGATCAAAACCAGCGCCACCATCCTCAGTCCCGCCATCCCGTTGTATACTTACCTGTCCTGTACGAGCTTCAGTTGTTTCAGCCTTGGATTTCTTTTTCTGCTGAGCGGCTTCTACATCATACGCCCTGCTGATCTCTTGCTCTACAACTGCTATCTCCTCATCTATTTTAGATTCTCCAGGTGCTTTTTGCTCCTCGTCTAATAGTTTCTCAATCTCTGCATTTAGTGCATCCTGTTCTTCTCGTAATGCTTTCTGCTCCTTTAGAAGTTTTTGGTAAATCGCACGGAGTTCTGACTTGTCATCTTTCTCGGGCGTGCCCTTGGCTTTTGCTCCTTGATCCTCGGATCGTAAACGCCTTGCAAGGTCGGCTATCGTACTAGAAATTTCTTGATCCTTCTGTGCTAATTCAGCCTGCCTCGCAAGCAACTGCTCAATCTTACTTGGTTCACTACTTGGTGCAGGTGTTTCTGTTTCCTTTGCCTTGCTCTTCTTGGTTGTCTTGGCTGTCTTCTTGGGGGTCTCTTTTGCTTTTTTTGCGGCTTCAGCTTTTGCTTTAGCTTTTGCTTTAACCAAGTCTGCCTTCTTCTTCTCAAGGTCTTTTATTTTATTTCTATTAGCTTGAACTGCTTGCTCTTCTGCTTGAGCTATTCCCTCCTGCAGGTTGTTAACTGCATCGAGAATCTTTGGATCACGACTGAATGCATCAATCCCTGTGTATAGAATATCTATATCTTTCGCTATATCGTTGGTCCCAAACTTGCCTTGCAATGACCATCCCTTTGACTGCATATCAATTAATCGCTTGTATTGCTTGGTCTTGGATGCCTTAAATGTTGAATCAAATGCTTCGAC